ATTCAAAGTGGTAGAGTAGTTCATCCTCATTTAGATAATTCTAAATATGCTTTAGAACATTTAAATTTTACCATAAATGAAAAAATAAGCGAAAATATCAGACGTGTTGGTGCAAGATTTGGTACCTATGGTTATGTAATATCAGAATCTGGAATGAAAAAAATATTGGAATGGCATTTAATTCATGGAATATGGTCTCCTGCTGATATATTGTGTGTGTCCAATTTGAAAAAATATACGTTATTAAAAAATATTATTATACATAACGATGATATGTATAAATATTCAAGTGTAGGATGTCAAATAAAAAAACCAAATTTCAATTAGATACGTTTTTTAATAATATATTAAATAATATATTAAATATATTATGGAATTGTTACCTAATAATTTTGAATCAATTCATGGTTGGTGTAGCGTAAATAAAGCTTTAAAAATCATGGAAATAGTTAATAATAAAACTAAACTTATTGTGGAAATAGGAGTTTTTGCCGGAAGAAGTCTACTACCTTTAGCATTAAAATTAAAATCACAAAAAAATGGTGGAAGAGTAATTGGTATCGATCCATGGTGCTGTGAAGCATCATTGGAAGGAACAAATACGCCTGAAAATGATGATTGGTGGAGTAAATTAGACTATAATTTTTTCTACAATTATACTCAAAGATTATTACAAGACAATAATGTTGACTCTATTGTTGAATTAATAAGAGATAAAGGAGAAAACTGTTCAAACAATTTTGAAGATGGAAGTATTTCAATATTGCATATTGATGGAAACCACTCAGAAGAAACATCTACACAAGATGTTAATATGTGGAATGAAAAAGTACACAAAGATGGATTTATTATTTTTGATGATACGAATTGGTCTTCAACGCAAAAAGCACAGCAATTATTAATTGAAAAAGGATTTGAACAAATATATGAATCTAAAGAAGGCGATAAAGGTGAATGGAAATTGTATCAAAAAAAATAAACAAAAAATGCATCACGCAAATTGTTGAATATTATACGATAATATGTATAATTATTGTATAATGATTACTAAAAATCTAAGAATTTTAGTGACTGGTGGAGCCGGATTTATTGGTTCCAATATTGTTGAAACTCTTTTAAAACAAGGCGTGAAACATGTACGCATTTTAGATAATCTTGTTACAGGAAAAATGGAAAATATTCAGTTTTTATTAGACAAATACGATAATGTGGAATTTATGTATGGTAGTATTGCTGATTTGGAAACTTGTCGTAATGCGGTTAAAAATGTGGACGTAATTACCAATCAAGCAGCATTAGGATCGGTTCCTGGATCTATTGATGATCCTTTATCTAATCATATCGCAAATGTAAATGGATTTTTAAATATATTAATTTCAGCAAAAGAAACTGGTATAAAACGTGTTGTATATGCATCTTCATCGAGTATTTATGGCGATAATCCAATATTACCAAAAGTAGAAGAAAATACTGGAAATGCTTTGTCTCCTTATGCAGCTACAAAAGAAATGAATGAGATATATGCACAAGTTTTTGGTAGATGTTATGGAATGGAATGTATTGGACTACGTTATTTTAATATCTTTGGTCCAAGGCAAGATCCAAATGGTGCATATGCAGCAGTAATTCCCAAATTTATTGATTTAATGAAGGAAGGAAAACAACCTACGATTAATGGTGATGGCACATTTTCCCGTGATTTTACTTATGTTGAAAATGCTGTCCAAGCAAATATTCTGGCTTTAACCACAGATAATAAAGAATGTTTTGGTGAAGCTATGAACATTGGCGCGGGAGGACAAACCAGCCTTTTAGAATTAATTGAAGTATTAAAAAAAGAATTAGATGTGGATATCGAACCAATATTTGGACCAGAACGACCAGGAGATATTCCACATAGTAATGCGAATATTTCAAAAGCACAAAATATGTTAGGATATGATCCTAAAATAAGTTTTAAAGAAGGTATGAAAATATATGTTAATTAATTATTATTTAAAATATTAATTTACAAATTGTCTTAAAATTTCTATAATTTTATCTTGTTCATCTTTTGTAAATTCACCATAACAAGGAAGATTAAATATACGATCACAAACATCTTCAGTTACTGGAAAATCACCAAGTTTGTAATCTAAATATTGAAAACATTCTTGTAAATGAAGAGGTGCTGGATAAAATATAGCAGCATTAATACCATTTTCTTTTAAATTAGCAACAATTGCATCACGTTGTTCATTACTGGTTGCTAATATAGAGTATTGTGCCCAAACACTTTTACAATTATCTTTTACCATAGGCAATTGAAAACCTTTCTCTTCTAAAAATTTTAAATTATTAGTATAGTAATCAGCACAATTATTTCTGTTTTCAATAGTTTCATTAAAGTATTTTAACTTTTCCAACAAAATAGCAGCTTGAACAGTATCCAAACGTGCATTTAAACCAACATATTTATGATGAAATCGTTTAACACCTCCATGACTTTTAATAGCACGTATTTTTAATGCAATTTCATCGTCATTTGTAAAACACGCTCCACCATCACCATAACATCCAAGCGGTTTGGAAGGGAAAAAACTTGTTGTACCAATTGTAGTCAATCCACCTGTTTTATTTCCATTATATGTAGCACCAAAACTTTGGGCACCATCTTCTATTACAAATAATCCGTGCTTTTCAGCAATAAGATTAATTTTATCAATATTAGCAATTTGTCCATATAAACTAACAACCACAATACCTTTTGTTTTTTCAGTAATAGCAGCTTCTATTTTTTTTTCATCCATATTAAATGTTACCGACTCAATATCTACGAATACCGGTTTTGCTTTTGTTAATGCAATTGTTTCTACAGTACTTATCCATGAATGAGAAACAGTAATAATTTCATCATCTGGTTGAACATCCATTGCTAATAGCGAAATAGTCAAAGCATCTGTTCCATTTGATAGAGAAATAGCGTGTTTTACATCTACATATTCAGCCAATTGTTTTTCTAACTCTTTTATTTCTGGACCACCAATAAAAATACCATGGTCTAATACACGATGAATTGCATCATCAATTTCTTGTTTATGAGTTTTATACTCACGCTTTGGATCATACATTTGAATCATGTTACTCATCAAGTAATATATAATAGATATATGTTTTTTTATATCAATTGTTTAACTAAAATAATTTCATCATTTAATTCATTTATAGAAATATCAATTAATGCTCGTGTGTTAGCGTTTATTTTTAAATTATTTACAATATTATAAGTGAATTCTGATTGCGTTTTTACAGGCATTGATATAAATATACCTTCTGGAAAATTGTAATAACCTTTACTAAATACACCAAATGATACTATTTCATCATTTGAACCATAATACCACTTTTTCAAATGTTTACTAATACCATTTGCTGCAGACATAGAGCTTGATAATTTTCGTTTTTCAATTACACTAGCTCCTCTATTTTGAATAAATTGAATATTATCACCTGTTAATTCAATATCTTTTTCACAATATGATGTATCTGGTACCATTGTTGATGAATGATTTCCCCAAACAACAATGTTTTTTTGATTAGGTGCATTATATTCTTTTTGCAATAAAAATGATAAACGCTCTTGGTCCAAGTATGAATAAGATGTAAAATTTTCATTAGGTATACTTGGCGAAAAATGATTAGCAATCCAACAATTTGTATTTACAGGATTTGCTACAACCAATACTTTTACTGTTTTTTTAGCATAATTATTTAACGCTTCACCTTGTACTTTAAATATTTCCAAATTTTTTTCAAGAAGATCTCTTCTTTCCATGCCTGGTAAACGTGGGAATCCGCCTAATAATATAGCAAGATCTATATCTGAGAAAGCCGTTTTTAAATCGCTTGTAATTGTTAATGAATTTAGAAATTCAAAATTAGAATCTTCTATTTCCATTTTTACACCTTCTAATTTATCTATACACGGTTCAATGTCTAATAACAACAAATCTATTTTTATGTTGGTAAAAATTGAACCCGATAATAATAAAGGAATTAATGAATATGCTATTTGCCCAGCTCCGCCTGTTATTAATATTTTCATTAATATAATATAATATAATAATATTATATTATGAAACTCGGTTTGATCGGAGGTGGATATTGGGGTAAAAACCTTATCCGTGAATTTAACAACACTGGTGTATTACATACCATTTGCGATATTAACGTTGATGCGTTAAAAAACTACAATGAATTATACCCAAATGTAGAAACAACTACCAGTTGGGATGATGTATTAAACAATGAAGAAATTACCGCCGTTTGTATTGCATTACCAGCTGAAATGCATTATAATTTTTCAAAAAAATCATTATTAGCTGGTAAAGATGTATATGTTGAAAAACCAATTACTTTAGACATACATGAAGCTGAAGAATTAGTAAAAATAGCCAAAGAACAAGAAAAAATTTTAATGGTTGGTCATTTATTACACTATCATCCTGCAATTGTTAAAATAAAATCAATGATAAACGAGGGAAAAATTGGAAGAGTCAAGAATATTGTAGCAAATCGATTAAGTCTTGGTATTTTTAGAAAACATGAAAATGTATTATGGTCATTTGCTCCTCACGATATTTCTGTTATTTTAAGTTTGGTCAATGAAATGCCTACTTCCGTTATGTGTTTAGGTAAGGATCATATTAATGAAGGTATCCACGATGTTACCAACTCTATTTTAAAATTTAAAGATGCGTATGTTAATATTAATGTAAATTGGTTAAATCCATATAAGGAACAAAAAATGTCTATTATTGGCGAAAAGGGTATGATTATATTTGATGATGTGTCCAAGGAAAATAAAGTCACTTATTTCCCTCAATATATTGAATATAGTTCTGATATTAATGCTTTACCTACACCAGTAAAAAATAATGCTGAAAATATTGAAATTGATGTAAGTAAATCACCATTATTAGTAGAATGCGAACATTTTGTAGCATGTTGTGAAACACGTAATACACCTATTACCCACGGTCAAGAAGGTGTAAATGTATTAAAAGTCTTGAATGGTTTACAAGAAAGTTTATCTACTAACAAAGAGGTGAAAATGATTTCCAAAAAACAAGATCATTTTGTTCATGAAACTGCTATTGTTGATGAAGGTGCTGATATTGGTGAAGGAACAAAAATATGGCATTTCAGTCATATTTGTAAAGGTGCGAAAATAGGTAAAAATTGTAATATTGGACAAAATGTTTTTATTGCTGGAGGTGCTGTCTTAGGAGACAATTGTAAAGTTCAAAACAATGTTAGTATCTATGCTGGCGTTGAAGCAGATGATTACGTTTTCTTTGGTCCAAGTTGTGTATTAACCAATGATATAAATCCTCGTGGGATGCACAGCAAAGGAGGTGCATATATTAAGACTAAATTTGAAAAAGGTGTAACATTAGGTGCAAATTGTACCATTGTATGTGGTAACACTATCGGGGAACACGCACTAATTGGAAGTGGTGCGGTTATATGTAAAAACGTAGAACCATATAGTATTATGGTTGGAAATCCAGGAAAAAAAATAGGTGAAATCGACGAACAAGGTAATCGCATTATTTATTAAAAAAAAATAAAATTGTAACAAAAATTTTATTTTTAAGTTTTGTAGTATAATAAATTAACAAATGGTAAAATAACATATGCAGCATAATGATAGAATTTATTTTCAACATTATTCGATAAAGAAACATTACTTACACATTTTCTATTTTGATAGAAAAAATCAATTAAAGGATAAATTTCATTATCAAATTCATTTAATAGAATATATTTTGATATTATATGTTTACCAACATAGTTATGATCATCTCTATAGTGTCCATCAATATATACTTCGAAATCTTTTCCATTCCAACATAATGTTTTAAAAGTATTCGCAAGTTTAACCAGATGTTCTCTTGTAAATATTATATTTTCTTTAAACCCTTCGTAAATTATATCGCAAGCATAAGCACCGTGAGATAAATCCTCACAACGAGGTGTTAATATTTTTATAGTACCATCAATTTTATGATATTCATTTATGTTAGGCATATAATCCCATGTTAAACAATTATCATATATTAATGCAGTTTGCCCTTCTCTATTAATATAGAAATTAAAATATTCACATATTTTTTTAAAATAATTCTTATATTTTAATTGTTTAGTGGCCCTATATAACTCTAAACAAAATAATCCACAAATATTATTTCTATTTAAAGGATTTTCCCCATCAGGAAAAAGTCTTTTATCCCATGGATTTTGAACAAATCCACCTCTACCAGGGGTTTCTACCCAATCTTCTTCTATTACGTCAAATGCTTCAAATGAAGTATCTAAATAATTATTAGCAAATTGTTTATATTCACTTAAATTATATTTATATACTAAATTATAAAATTGCAATAAACGCCAACAAATATTTGATGTATGAGAATCATGTATATGTGATATACGTCTATCTTTATACTTCAAATAAGTGTACCGACTACAAGACCAACCAACTAATGATTTATCATTTCTAAATTTATCTTTAATACCAAGTTTTTTATCTGTAGTATTAATAATTCTATTTCCAATTTCAACAAATAAATTAAGATAATATTTATCATATGTGATTTTATATAATTTAATTAATGATTCTAGATAATAACTATATTCCCATACATATCTTGAGTTATCATTAGAATACCAACCTCCATTGGTAGAATCATTAAATATACTTAATAACTGATTAAAATTAGTTTTAATTAAATCATTGTAATTATTTTTTATAGTTAATTGAATAGGAATATTAATATAATGATTGTCCTGAATTAATAATTCATTATAAATATTGTTTTCTTTAAATTGTATATAACTATTATATACATCATTTATTGACGAAAAATAGGTTACGGATCCAGTATTAATAATATTATTGTTAGAACAATAATTAATCATTTTTTCTGGATTTATTATGGGATCAAGTTCAATTAAATTAAATTTTGATATATAAAAGGTAGAATTTACTTTTGGAGATGAAAAAAGCATATAAAATGAGAAATTTAAATTTTCTATATCTGGTATATGAAATGATTTTTCGTATTTTTTATTAATAAATCCATAATCATTTTTATTTATTATATCTTCATTTCTTTTAATAGTTTGATCTATAAATAAACCATTATTATTTTGATAAAGTATATTGTTGGTACGTGTGACTTTATATGACGAGTCTTCGTTTACTATATATGGATAAGTTACACCTTGGTCTTCTTTTCTTCCATATACTTCTAATCTATAAGTAGTATTTTTTTTCAATAATATAAAATCTTCAAATTTAATACCAGGAGTGCTAGTATCTTGATTAGATATTACCTTTAATTCATTATTATTAAACTCTAATGTTGTATTTTGATTATTTGTAGCATTATTTAAATTAAACGAAGTGGATTTTATATCAATATAATTATTGAAATATATGCTATTTTCGGTATTATATATTATGAGATTTTGATATACTTTAAATTTTACAGTTTTATGAAAAAAAATATGATTAATTTCAATATATGGTTCTGAAGTTTTAAAAATTATTAATTTATTATTATTATATTCATTTAAATATGTTAAATTAGTTGATAATTCAACTGAATTCGAGCTGGATATATGAATTGGTATTTCAAATTCAGGTTTATATAAAAATGATACATTATAAAAATTATTATTTAATATATAATTTGAAATTACTAACTTTTCATCTAATTTTTTTATAAAAACATTGTATATTTTGAAGTCTTTATTTTTTTTACTTGTTAAAATACAAAAAACCATTTCGGATACATTCTCTTGATGTTTAATAACAAAATAGTTTTTCTTACAATCTTCAGATCTATATTTATATAATAAAGTATCATATCCACTATATCTACTATAATATATTCGTTTGTTATTTTCAATAGATCTTACAAATATATGAGAATCATTATCTATGTTTGTAAAATCTCCTTCAATACAAAAAATATATTCTGTATTTGCATGTAATGTTATATTTGTATTGTATTTAATTCCTGGCGTACTCCAAGTATCTAATGTTGTTGCTTGTATATGGTCTTTAAAATGTTTAATAGTTGAACCATTTGAAATAAATAAATTATTGTCCAATTTCATATGCTATACAATTATACTATACAATTATATCTACAAAAATTATGAAAACTAATTAGCTACAAAAAATGGTGCATCTGGATGGGAATATGATGGAGTTGTAGATTCCGCATTTACAAGTTCAATTATCGCACAAGGATACGTAAATAATAAAATTTATAATGGAAATGATATGATATATTTTGAAAATGAAGGGAAAGTATTTTCAGCAGGATCTTGTACATACACAGGCGCATTATTAATTGATAATAACATTTCACAGTTAACAAAAAATGTTTTAAATAAATTTTTAGAATAAATTTAATATTTTTAGATACTTTAAATATTAAATTTATTTAAACCATTTTGGTATTGTATATTTTACTTCATTTTTAGTATGTATCAATAAATACTCTTTTTTCTTCAAAATCATATTCTTTAAATATATTGATAAATGCTTTATTCTTGTTAGCATTATATATAATATATATAAATGACTTACATAAATAATGGTTACGTAGATAAAATTTTAATATTTAATGTGTAATTCTTCCATATTATATTATATTATTATCTAAAATTATAACATCATCACATTGAATACCTGAATACAATATATAAATATCAACAACGCCACTATTATCTAATTTAATTTCAAATTTATTATGATTAGCAATTACTTGAGTATCTTTTAATAATAAATTATTATTTAAATCTTTAATCATAATTATTATTTTTTTCGCAGAAGTTTGGGTTATATCTTGGACAATAGATAATGTATAATTACTTTGTATAGTCCTGTTTTTATATATAATTCCAGGTGTGCCGTCTTGTTGTTTGAAAGTAATAATAATATGATCATTATCTTTTGTTAATATAACATTTTGATTATTCAAAATATTTTCTTTTACTAGTTCTTCATATTTTATAATAGATTGTTTTTCAACAGTAACATTTGTTTGTAAAAATAAAAGTGATTTTTTAAAATGAGTGAGAGAATAGTTACCAGATTTATACGATCCATAGATAAAATATTTTATATTCTGATGGTTATTTATTATATTTTTTACAATATTTATCAATAACAACGTCATTATATTATTTTTTAAATGTTTTTTATGTCCTAATAACATATTAGCATTTAATATATTGTTTGTAACTTTTGGAATACAATATGCTACAACTGAATTATCTATCATTATTCCATAAACATGAGGATCTTTATAAGATAAATTAACGGAACTATTTGTATCTTTTATAATATTGCTATATTTACAAATCAAGTTTGATATATTTTTACAACTCTGTATATTAATTTCATATTTTCTATCTTGTCTATATTTTGCAGATGTTTGTATTTCATATATATTATTATATATTTGTTCGTTACTATTCTCATCATAACCTTTATATAATTCATTCGAAAAATCTATAAATTTATATCCAAGTTTTGAACATTTTATTAAATTTTTTTTTACCTTATTAGTTAATTTATTAAAGTATTCTTCATATTTGTCAGGAATTTGTATAATTGCTAATCCTGCTATACTGGCTAATCGATCTTTTATTAATTTTTTTTTTGTTATATATTCCGACAATAAATATTCTTCATCATCTTTAAAAAAATTTAATTTTATATTGCGTTGATGTTTATATACATTTTTACTAGAAATATTTATTTTATTTTCATAAAAAGGTAGTTTATTATTTGGTATTTCCAGTAGAGTATTTTCATTTAATATTTTATAAAATCCATATCCAATTAATCTAATTATTTTTGATTCAAAATTACTATGATTCATAAAAATAACAAAATTTTGTTTGCTGTTAATATCTATATGGTCATTTAATGATTCCCAACTATATATTTTGCCTTTATCAAATAATGTTTTATATTTTAGAACAGTATATTTTTTAAGATTATCATTTTTAATATGATTCATTTTTATAATAGATTTATTATTATAATATTCTGATTTCGGTTCAACAACCGAACCAACAATATGATTATCGTTAATATTACAAATTTTTACAAAGCACTTTTGTCTTAATCCTATTATATCATTTATATTTATTGATTTATTTTTATTAATTAAAATAGTTTCATTTTCTAATCTAAGTTCTATATAATCATTTTCAATCGCAAAATAAGAATCTTTGTATTTGGTATGTAATAATTTATGATTTAATGAATATAATGGAGCCCATAAATGGATAGAAGAACTTTTTCCATCACCTATGTTTAATATATATGTTTTTAATACAGATTTGTCTATTCCACGATTAATTATATTTCTAACTGTCGGAAGTCTTAAATCATGCCACCCGTCAACATATTTATTCTCAATTAACCATTTACATTTTCTCTTAGATAAAACTGTTCCAAATAAATCCATTCTTTTAAAATGAAATAAAGTGTTTTGTTGTAAATCTAATACTTTTAAAATACCATAATATTGTTCTTTTCTAGATAAATATTCGTCTGATCTATATGCGTGCGTAATACCTTCTATAAAATCTACTATAGGACAAGCAAAATCATAAGTAGGAAACCAAAAAGGTTTTTGTGATTTACATCTAAATATCACGGGATCATTCATAACAACATTCGTAGATTTGTAATCTAATTTAATTCGTAAACAATAAGTATTATCAAATTTTTTAAAAATGTTATTAAATATTTCTAGATTGCATTCTTTTGAAGTATCACGAAACGGAGATTTTATTTTCTTGTTTCGTTGCGTTGAAATCTCTTCAGAATTTGATTTATCAAAATATGCTTTATTTTGTTTGACAAGAGACAACGCATATTGTACTATATTATCATAATATTGACTTGTATATGTAATTTTATCATATTTAATATCTAATAAATTTAAATCGTCTATTATAGATTTTTCAAAAGTAATATTAATATTATCAGGATTAGTATCATCAAATCTTATAATTAATTTATCATTTTCTACATTGAAATTTTTAAAATTATAATATAATGCCTTTAAATGGCCCAGATGTAAATATCCAGATGGTTCAGGTGCAAATCGAAAAATTTTTTTTACTAAATGATCACATTTCTTATCAGGCATTAAATCAATTTTAATATCTTTATAGATATTAAACAAAATTGAACTGTCTACTTCTTTTATCGAAAAATCGGAAAATGATATTACATTATTTTTATGTGGATTTTTTAAACCAACTGATATAAAAATTTTATCATAATTACACGTATCAAAATAATAATAATATATGTTATCATCATTTATAACATATTGATTTTGAATATCGTTTATTATTTTTTTATTTTCGTCATACATATAAATTGCTATAGGTAAATACTTAGGTGTAGTTTCAATTGTAATACGCATGCAATAAGAACTATTTTTGTTTACATTAATAATTCTTGTAAATAATCCTGGCGATGAACAATTCTTATTAATTTTTAATTTAGTTTTATTATCATTATGTTGCAATATTTCCATATATGGTTTTCCTCTAATTGGAATATCATTTATATCAAAATTTTGGATATCAGTGGATTCAATATACATGTCTTTAATATTTCTCCAAATATTAATTGAATTAACATTATTTACTGAAAATACATTGTAATTATCTCTTAACATTTCAAAAATATTTGAAGTTATTTTTTTTATATTATCTGAATCTACACCTTCAAACACAATTCGTGAACACCAATTCATATTTCCAGTATTTATAATGGTACCTGAATTTTTTGTTCTTTTCATGATAACAAAAGACATATTCCTGTTTAAATTATCATCATTCGCGTCATAACCAATTAATTCATATTTGTATAAATTAAATTTATTCAATAAATAAATAGTATTATTTATTTCAATTAAATCGCTTCCGTCAGATTCATTAAAAGGTGCTGCTAAAAAATTTGATTTTAAATTCACATCTTTTAGTAATATTGATTGATTGTTAACAATTGTGTATCCTCCACGATTTGTTTTAAATGAAGAATTTTGAATTCCTCCTTTTCTAAATGATAATCCTATAGATTCTATCCAATTATATTTCATTGGAGATAAATCTAATTGTGTTGTATCCATTTCAGGATATGTTTCAACAATTGGATCAGTTTGAATTCCTTTGTAAATAATAATTTGATTTTTATCATAATCATATCGTATTTGCCACCATAATGAATTTCCAGATAAAACTATTAAATTGTTTCCTAATTCGGTAAATTTATCTATATTATTTTTCATTTGCATAGACCAATATTCGCTATGACCACAAATAACAACATTTTTTGTATTTTTGATATTTTCAAAATTTTCTAAATCAATATCTGATATATACTTAATATCAAATTCGCTATTTAAACACCATTTTAAGAATGGTTTACAATATTGAGAAACGTCATTTCCATTTCTTGATGATGTTTTAGGTCTATGAAAATTTAATATTTTTGCTCTATCATTATAATTTCCTAATTTAGTATCCCAATAATCATTTTTATAGGGTGCAGATGAATATCCATTTTTACCACCAAAATAATTATACACTTCTACTGTATTTGTTTCGTATACTACAACAAAATCTGTTTTTCTTGTCTTTTCCTTTACTAAAAAAGACACTTTTTCATCTATCAAATAAATACCACTTTTATAATTTTCTAATGTATATGTACAGGTTAATTTATAACCTGCTCCATTTTCGCATGGATTTTCATTTGAGATATTATTAGGAAAAACATCACAAGATATTGTATCAATTTCTTTACCATTAAGATCGGAAATTTTAACAGTCATTTTTCCTTTTTCTGAATAATTTAAAAACATTTCAATTGTTTCTCCGTTTTCAAAAGAAGTTTTATTAACATATCCATCAATAATGTAATTTGTAGACATTATAATATATAATTATAGATAACATTACAACAAAATTATAACAAACGAAGAAATTTTATTTCAAAATACTTTAAATAAAGGGAAAAAAGTGATAAAAAAACATATTAAATATTTAAAAAAACAGAATAAAACAATTTTAACAGGAGAAATAGCATTCAAATTAAATACAGGAACCGGTTTACCATTTGATATTATAGAATTAATGTGTAAAGATGAAAATATATCAATTGATATATTATCTTATAATAAACTTTTGGACGAACATAAAAAATAATTTTAATTTACAATTTTTTAAAATTATTTATACTATTTGTAACTATAAGGGTTTAATCTTCAATTACTTCCAATTGATGACTTTTAAAAATAGCACCCAAACTGGTAATCATATCCTCATTATCATCTTTCAATGAAATTACATAAAAATCCGACTTATCCAATGTAATATATGAACATTTATTCATTATTAATAATTTAAATAAAGATAATGTATCTAATGATTTATTCTCATTTAAATATAATTTCCAATTTAATTTATTTAATGCTCTATAACTAATTGATCTACCAGCACCAATCGTAAAAGGTATCGTTTTACAAACATCTGCAGTAAATCCATATTCGTCTGTATCATATATTTTTACATATTTACCATTCTTTCCACCCCAATAACCATTGATTATTTTATGGTTATACTTCAATGAATAATATTTATTCTCATTTATATCAAATATTTTCCAATAATTAAGCCCTATAATATCATATGTATCATTATATCTATTTATGTTTTCTACATAATTATCAGTCATAATATCATCCGAACCCATAATAATAACATTTTTTGGATAAAATATTTTTAATAATTCTAATCCTATTTGATATTTTATTCCCAAAGGTCTGTTTAATGTAGCAATCGAAATAATATCATTTTTTTTTACAAATTCATAATCAGATTTATTACTACAAATTCCTACAATAACACATTTTTCCGTTTGATTTTTTATTGTATCGATATTTTGTTGCAATAAACTATGTCTCCCCCAAACTGGAATATATACTACCGTTTTTGTTCTTTTTTTATTTTCTAAAAATGATTCCATATTATCTTTGATAAAATCTTTATAATTTTTATGATTAAAGTCATATGTTTTTAACGTCAACAAGTCCACATTTTCATTTACAAAAACTGTATTAGGGTAATTATAATTCTTACTTGTAAATACAATTTTACCATCTTTTCCTGATTTTTTTATTATTTCAATATCATTTGAAAAAATTAAATTACAACAATCGTACTTTTCTTGCTGAATCATATTGTGTTTTATTAAATTATCAATTGAATTATCACTTTTTATATCTTCGTTTATATAAATATTTATTTTTTCATTTACCGTTGTAATTTTCATAGTGTGTAAAAAATGTTGCACCTTTAAATAATTAGTAATTTGATAAATTTCATTCGATATATCAACATTTTTTAAATATCTTTCATATTGTTTTTCATAACAAAATGCTTTTGTTTCAAAAAACTCTTTTGTCCAACATAATGGCGGAACTATATCACACGTATTACATTCGTAAAATCCTGAATGTGATTTTCCTAATTCAATTTCACGTTCTTTACCTCGACTACATAATATCGGTTTATCGCATAATAAATATTCCTTGATTTTATTACTACCTCCAATATGATTACAATAATCACTATATGTAGACGCTAATACATCACACATTCTAAAATAATTTAACACATCTTTCTTGTCTACAGTAAAATTTTTTACCCAATCATAACCTGTTATTTCATCATATAATTCTTTTGATAATCTATATCGATGTATTTTTAATTCTGCTAATACTAATAAATGTATATTGTATTTTTGTTCTCTTAGTTGTTTTATAGATTCCAATAATGATTTTGGAAAATTATTCATTGCTATACGACCACAAATGCAAATTACAAATGCATCTTCCGGAAAATGTTGTAATTTCATTTTTTTTATATTTTCATCACTATCCCAATTATACCAATTTTTATCTATTTTTTGTTTTTGCAAAAATATAGATTTTGAATTAATATCTTCATATTGCTCAATATCATATACGTGTGGATATAATAAACTATTTTTATCTTTAATTGCATCCATCATAGATTCTGTTATTAAATATAAACCATCACAATTTGTATCATACGGTAAATTATTCATAAATACATTTTTTTTATATAGAATATCAGAATATTCCTTATTTCTTACAATGGTTATTTCTGGTTTTAAATCTTCGTTTCCAAATATAAATTTATTGTTATAAAACAATGTTTTGTTTTGTTTTTTTATATTGTTCATAAAATTACTTTCGTTTATCATATCTCCGCCAATATTTCCAATTATTACATCATATTCATATTTATTTTCAATATTAATACAATTATAATCTTCTATTTCATGAAAATTTTTAGACATTACTTTTTTATTAGATAATATTTTAGCTTCTTCTGATATTTTTTTATCCATATATTTACTGTATATATATCCACAATTTTTTAAAAAGTCCATATTATCTTCTTCTTTTTCTAATAAATCTTCAATATTCGTATATTTTGCTATTGTTCTATAAAATGAATCGTGAAAATTAGATACTCTAAATTCATTTTTTAACTGCAAATAATTACACTTCATTTCAATTCTATTATCTGTCCAATGTAGATACGCATGAAATTCTGTTTCAAATTGTATATCTACTAAATTAACATAGTCTATTTTATTAAACGCATGTGTATATTTATTTCCTTCAATATCAAATAAATTTCTATTATCAAATCTACCGTGATGTAACATATGCAATATGCTAGTTTCTTTTGTTGTAATACCAGCATCAGACAAGCCTGTATAATGAATTAAATACTTTTCCCAGTCAAATAATTGTATTTGTTGTGATTTTTGTTCTAAAATTTGATATATTATCTCTTTCATTATATAATATATCAAAATATAAATAATTGTTCGTCGAAATTAACTTCTAGATTGACTATATCTATTTTTTCTCCTTTTTTATAAAAAACCATAGATCTATTTTCTTGGTGTTCTTTATTTGTGTATTTAATATAATTACACCACAAATGATAGTTTATATTATCAACTGTTTCTATACAACATTGTCTTGGACAATATGTGTTACTATCTGATATTATTAAATAGTAGATACCTGTTTGTATTATGTTAATATCATAATAACAATTATTTTTATTGTTAATAACTACAAAATAATCTGTTTCACAATTCGAAAATTCTTGGACATCTTTAAATATACAATGTGAATAATGAATAGTAGGAATATTATCTATATCAAACAAATAGATGGTTATAGGTATATCTATTATTTCCAACAAATTATAATTATTTATTTTATCTTTTTCAATGATATCATTTACAACTAATCCTGGATGAATAAAATAATTATTTTTAATAATGGTTTTTTCTATTATTTTATTACTGAGCAAAACATCTGTTGTTTTATGTAAATCATAAGCCAATAACATCTCTATCGCATCTATATTATAAGCAACACCATGTAATCCAGTAACATCTTGTGTTAATGGAAATATTCCATCCCTATCATCTATTTTACAAGTGTCTTGTCCAAGATATAAAATATTCCAATTTTCTGGTACACATTTTATGTATTTATGAAATAAATGGTGAAAAAACTTATGAAACATAATCGTAGAATTAAATAATAGTACTGATTGCAAATTCTCTTGAACAGCTTCTTCGAAAATGTTTCTTACAGTAACAGTTCTATTTTCATTAAAAACGAAATTAGCCGCTATATTCATTTCCAATAAAATTTGCTTCATTTTTAATAACTGATGATTGTTATCATATAAAACGTATATTTTTGAAAAAAATGTGTTTACAGTAATAAGTTGTTCTTGGACTTGTAATACATCCCAATCATAATTTTGAGACAAATAATCAAACAACTTCGGTTTTTCTACTTTACACATTGCCCAAGTCATATTTTGAAGGTTGTTTCGATTTATACATTCTTTTGGATGATATATCATACGATGAAAAGGTATGTTCATATATTTGTCTAACGCGAAACTTAACCATATATCATCAAATTTAAAAATTAAATCAGAATATTTTTGGTAATTATACAATTCATTAAATAAAAACAAATTAATATCAAAAATACAACCACCAGGACCAAAGTATTTAAATTTACTAACATCCTTACACTGACGTCGTTCTATATCAGTATACGTTAATATTTTTTTCAAATCTGAACCTTTGAACCAATAATTTTTATTATCAAATATTTTACCATACCATGATAATATAGATAACGGCTTCTTTTTATTTAATATATTTTCTATCCAATTATTATGATGCAATTGGTCATCGTCAAACACAATTACGTATTCTACAAAACCTAATTTTATCAAATTTTGTATAATATATAAACGTGCTATGCAATGATAATTATAATTATATCGATGAAGAGATATATGTAATTTTTCACTAAATCTTTCAATTATAATATCAATTTCTTTTTGATTTTCTTTATCAATATTATTATCTAATAAATGGAAATGAAAATTTTGTTCTGTTTGATCACATAATGAATTAAATATTATTTCTAAATTTTCATTTCTTTCATAGGTAGCCATTATAACATGAATAGTATCTGGAACGTATTTATATTTATTACGATTACTACTATCGATGGTTAAAATATTATTTTTTATTGAAAATAATTCTTCTATTACGATATTAGAACTGCCTGAAATATCACCGCACGCTTGCACAAGTTCTAATTTTTCAATGTCTTTTTTATAAACTTGTTTATTTAATTCTTGAATGATATAGTTTTTGCAACACCAATATTCGGGTGATTTAAAAGATTTTTCAAACCATTTTCTATTGCTAATTATTCTAGGTTTATTATTTAAATATATAGCATTTAATGTTATTAACATATTTTTTGCAATTACATCAGTAAATAAAAAAATATCGTTAGGTAGTAAATGTCTAGAATAATCAAAAATAATATTATTTTTATTATTTGTATTAATTGATATAAAATCAACAAATGTATTTGATTGCATTTTATCTGTTAATTCTTTACAAAAAAACACTATTTTATAGTTTGTATAATTTATATTTTTTAATAATTTATATATATCTTCTTTGTAATCCATAAATATGATGAATCTCTGGTATAAAAAATTGACCATTATATAATATTGAAAGTATTTAAATATTATTATATATTTAAATTTATAAAATGGTTAAACACGCCAAATTATTTCTTTGTATTACGAGTGACAATCTTGAACTACACGATAAATACACTGAACAGATTCAAAAACACAATGAGACTACTTTAAACAACCCTTATCCGAATGCTGGTTTTGATGTCTATTTCACACGTGATGTAACTATCGAACCTAATAGCAAATCAGAATTTGTGAAAATGAATATTATTTGTGAGATGCACATATTTAATGAGAAAAATGAGCGTTGGGAACCTGTTAGTTATTATAGTTATCCTCGTTCAAGTATTTCAAAGACACCCCTTATGTTAGCAAATAGTGTGGGTATAATAGATAGTGGTTATAGAGGCCAACTTATTGGTGCATTTAGAAATATTGGGTCATCTGAACCCTATACAGTAGAAAAATATAGCCGTCTTTTGCAAATATGTGCTCCTGATTTACGTCCTATTTATGTAGAATTAGTCACTGAAAACTTCTTTGACCAAACGGAACGTGGTTCGGGAGGGTTTGGATCAACTGGAAAATAATATGTATATATATATATATAAATGCGGTTTGAATATTCTGAAACAAAAGAAAAAACGATTTTTAAAGCTATTATAGAAAATAATGACGAAGAAAATGGTTTTCGTGGCCAAGGACCATATGTACCTATTAAATTAATAAATGATACATTGGAAATATATTATGTTTCAAAAAATAAATTACATCCTGATATCATTGCTGCAATTTGTTTGACGTGTTTTTATCCATGGATTAAATATTCTGCTACAATGCCGTTCCCTGTATCTGAAACATTTTCTAAAAATCTAGAATTAGATGTTTTACCACAACATGAAGTAATAGAAGGTGTTTATCGTGCTACCCAACCAATAAAAATTACAAATATTGATGAACATTTGGAGCCGTATAAAGGTGGATCGAATACAATTATCGCATATGGTGGTGGCGTTGATTCTACTAGTGTAGCATTAATGTTTCCTCATATTCCGTTAGTGCATTCTATTAATACAAATGATGTTGTTAAACATAAGGTAAAAACTTTTGTAGATAATAATCTTACTAACAAACTTTACGCAATTGAATCAAATTGCAAAGAGATTTGTAAACCTAATGGGTTTACTACATTTACTAATATTTTTATTATTCCTATGATATTATCAGCCGATTTATCCATATCTAATGTAATGTGTGGTTCAATACTAGGTTCAATGTGTCTCTCGAATGGAGTAAAATATTTTCCACAATTTAATGAAAACCGTAGAAATAGGTGGGAGCGTTTTTATAATAACATTGGTTTAAAAATATTTTCACCTATATCTGGTTGTTCTGAATTATTTACATCAAAAATAAGTTATCAAAATAATTTTCAATCTAAAATTCTTTATTGTGAATTAAATAATGGAGAACCGTGTAATAAATGTACAAAATGTTTACGAAAACAATTACAATTTAGTTATTTTGGTGATGATTCAATTAATTTCAATACATTTGACGAGAAAACAATTACCACATTTTTACAAAAGCGACCGCTATATTTTACGCATATTTTCACAGAAACAATAAGAAATAACAAAAATGTTCCAGAATATATGAAGAACGCAATTAAAGATTATTTACCACTTAAAACAGACTTGTTTAACCGAATTTATTCAAAAAGTTTCGTTTATTTTCCCGAAGATATAAAAGAGGAGATTATTGAAAAATTAAAATCATACGCTGATTTAATGACTGAAGAAGAAGAAAAATATCTAGAAAGTTGGGATCTTACAAAATAAAATATGAAAAATTGGAATGTTTTCATATTTAAAAATAAAATCCTCGGTTGCAATTATCTACATCGGATTTATAAAAAATATGTTTATTATCGTATTTTGAGCAAAAAATGGGTCTGCCTGTTTTGTACATTATTTTGATCCATTTATCACGTTTTTTTAGTTGCAAAGCAATATGTGGAAGAGGTTCTACTGCCTTTTTTTCCATATATTTATTTTCTTCCATATATCTATTTACGAGATTTTTTTGATTTCTTCCCAGACTTTTTCTTTCTGCGTGTTACATTTTTACGCTTCTTTTTTGTTGATGATTTCTTTTTACCTCCTTTTTTTCCTGTTTTTCCCAAGAATCTCTTAACTCCTAGACTGAATTTTCCTTTGGCATTTTCTAGATCATCAATTTTTGTTTGTTTTTCTGCTAATGCTCTAGCAGACTCATCTTTGTTTTTGCTTAATTCATCGTCTTTTTTTCTTAATTCATCGTCTTTTTCTTCTAAACTAGCCTTGCATACTGCCTTTTTAAATGTATCATATGCCTGTGATTCTTCATCAGTTAATGTCGTCGTGTTTGTATCTGCAGATTCACCATATGACGAAAGTGACGACATTGATGGCCGATGCATATCACCATAAACCGCACCACGACCTGTATCTGGTTCACTACTTATACTACTACTCTCTCTACTCTCTTGATCTGTAACCCCACTCATATTGTCTTCCTCTATACATTCTGTACATATTTTAAGTTCTGAAAATTCTGATAAAGATTGGGTTATTTTTCTCGCACCTTTTACTAAGCTACATATAATAGAATTACGTATGTTTAAAGGAGTATCTTTTTCGCATTTTTCTTTTTCACGTATTTTTTTATTTTCTATACATTTTTTATTGTTCATATTACCAGAACATCCAATACAATTATCAGTATAAAGTTTTATAACTCCATTAGTAAATATCCATGTTATAATTCCATTTTCCATTACCTTTTCTCTTCTTTTTTCATAACTATATCCTAAAATATCACGTTCGGGTATTGTTAATATGTTACCTGTTTTACTATCTATAATTGTATATTGATAACCCGATAATACTGACCAGGATGCATCACTATTGATGACACCATCTGATATTTCTTTATTAGGTTTTAGATAGGCAACTCTATCAGATTTATTATATGAAAAATCAAAATTCAGTATATCTTTATCACTATATGGCTTCGCCAAGGTGGGTATCATAACGTGTTTTTCCAATGAGTAACCTAAGTGTTCTGTAATTTCAGGATGATAATAAAAATAATTTATTACTTGATGTATTTTTTCTCTTAGGTCTTCTAGATTTTTTGAACCTGAAACACGGAGTATACCATTTATAATTGTTTTTGCTGCAGTACCCAATTTTTTTGCCTGTATTACTGGATCAACACAGTCTGTACCATATTCTATAATATGTGTTAATACTGATGGTGAAAATATATCATTTCTATATCCAAACAAAAACTTATTTTTTTCTATTAGTTTCTCTATATCTGTTTTTTGGCCTTCATCTATAGGTTTAAGTTCTGCGACATATTTTTCGAGGGTTCTTCCTTTTATTCCTTGATATGATAATTTAAACTCATTATAATAAGGTAAATTATGCATTATTTTTTGTTGAATTTCTTGGAGTAGATAAAACACTTTTACCATAATATTTATACAATAATAATAGATTTTAATAAAATCCAAATTGAATCAAGGCATCGATTCGGTTTAAATATGTATGATGATCTCGCACAAATTCCATTACGTTAACCATTTTCTCAATGTATTCTTCCTGATTTTTCTCAGCATATTTACGATAATCAAGTGTTTGTAAAAATAATTTTTCAATATTTCGATCATACATAATAAGATAATCTTTAAACATATTGTAAACGCCTGGATTATTTGTAACGCCTAAAGCGCCATAACTAATATTCTTCATTATTCGACAAGGTATATAGAACCAATCTTTACTTTCATTTTGTGTAGATCCTTGTATAGCGGGTGCGATTAATGCGTTTCTTATTTTTTTTTGATGTTCATTTTCATCTGTTTCTCGATCAAAAATACAATTAATTCTATTTTTAATGCATGTTGTTTTCCATTCTGTTACTTCTTGTTGATTTGTATGCCATATTGTTCCACAAAAATAAGTACCTCGTTTTAATTCAATACCTTGTTTTACCAACGATATATTTTGATCAATATCTTCTGGTAAAATATTAGTAGCCCAAGCCATATGTATTTCATTAGTAGGTTGAAATTTATAGGTATAATTCTTGTTACTTTTATTATCCATATCATTTTCTGTATTTTTTTCTGGAATATAGTAGTAATACCAAAACAAGCGATTATTATCAATGTATTGAAAAAACTTTTTATCAAAACGGGTATTTGGACCTCCTCTGTATTCGACGTATTTTACAGCCTGTTTTTGTTCCAATAATCTATTGTATTTATTTACCAATGTATTGGTGATTTTATTATGCGTTCGATAGTGTAAAATATAAAATATATTATTTACTATTGGTAAATAGTTATCTGTATCGTAATGAGGACTTGTAAAAATTAAATAATTTGTATCTAAATTATAAAGATTATAAGAAAATTCGTCATCATCACACCAATACAAATCAATATCGATATTTAATTTATCAATAATATATTCAAATGCTAAATAAATAGCCTCGTGTATAAATCGATGGGTATGTGTAGATGAATATAATCCGTGAATAACAATCGTTGCAATCTTTTTTTCTTTTAAAAAAGTTTCTATTTTATTTAATTTCATTTATATTATGATGAAATAAAATTTTTAAAATACTTTACGTCATATATTGAATATTATTATATTGATTTAATTTATTTATATAAAAATGTATCTCGTTACCAATAACCAATAATAAATCATTCTTAGCCATATAATCTTTTTTGTATTTCAAAATAAGTTCTTTATATTTTTTTTCTTCAATATCAATTATAATAATAGAATCTTTCCGTATGTTGGTTAAATAAGGTTTTTGACCACGCACTTTTTTTTGTATTTGTTGTTTTAATTCTTTATCTGTATCATTATAATGTGATGTAGTATATGCTACAGAGTTATCTTTATTATAGGTCATTAATACTTCATCAGTCATTTTATGTCGTCCCTTGCATAATTCTAAACTGGCGAAACTTTCAACTAAATCTGTGCAGCAAATAATAAAATCACCATTATCTTGTATAAAATCCATTGCGTTTATAAATTTTAAATGTTGGGCTTTTATTACTCGTAAATGCATACCTCTCCAAGAATCTTTTCTATATGATTTATTATTAATTATTTCCTGACTATAATCTTTTGGAAAATTATATTTTTGAACTTTATTATCTAAAAACCAATTAAATTGTCCATATGTAAGATCCAGGTCATACAATTTAATAAATATTGATAAATATTGTAAAACATATCTATTAGCTAACCAATCATCCCCATCAAGCATAACACAATATTCGTTATCCTCACACATATTATATGCACGATAACGATTAAATGCTTGCCCATATTTAACGGTATTATCAAGATACATACATTTATCTAGATGATTCTTCATTATAAAATTAAATTTTTCGTGCGTTTTATCTGTAGAACAATCATTAATATAAATAATTCTCCATTTTTTATAATTTTGTTCCATTACAGAATTTAAATTACGTTCGATCCATTTTTCATTATTGAAACTAGGTATAATAAAAACAAAAGATATATCTTGTTCAGGTTTTTGAATATAATTCTCACATTTTATAAACCTATCTTTATAAAACAATTCTTTATTCTGTCTATTATTATTAATACAATCTTCATCAAATACATCTGGAAATACTAGTGGTTCTCCAGTAACTACATATGATTCTATTTTTTCATCCCAATTTAATATATTGTAACCATAATCAATGGTAGCATTATTTGCTATAAACCAATCTACACCAAGTTCTATTATTTTCTTTCGAAAATCAGAAGTGCAAATATATCCAAATGTACCATAAAAAGCCGCTAAACTCCCATCACAAGGTATTTCTTTAATTATTTGCGTATTACATCCTACCAACAGTTCATTAATATGTTTTTTATGATTATTATAACCAATATATAATAATTCTGTGGTTTTCAATTTTGATTTTAAAGGTTTTAATAGATAATGCCATGACTTATGTAACTGTACATCATCTTCAAATATAATTACATTTTGTAAACCTTTTTTTTCAATATATTTAAATAATTCAATAGTGGATACGATTAAACCTATAGCCCCTACAGATTTTATTACTTTATTTTTCCACTTAGAATTATAAATAGTCTGTTTAACAGATCCTTTTTCATATCCATCCAAATATTCTTTATATTTTGATGCTACAATATCACAATTTTTATCCCAAGCTTCAAAAAATTCGTAATTTGTTATATTTAATTCATTCATTTGATGAATTATTTCGATTTTTTTATCGATACGTTGTTTTAAATTAATAATAAAAATTGGAATATTGCTTAGTAAATCATTTGATAATTTTTCATTTTTATAATTTTTTATTTCTTCTTCATTTAAATTTTTATCATTTATTTTTTTTTTTAATAATCTATCGTATTTTTTACCAATACGACCCTCTTCATTTCCGTGTAGTAACCAATGAAAAAAACTTTGACTAAATGTGGTAATTCCTGCGGCAACTAACTCGTCTTTATAATGAGTTAAATAAAATTTCCAATCAAAGTTTTCTTTTAATGTCTCAAGAGTTTCAATCCATAATTTATTTATTTCTGCGTCTTCAAAAATATTTATATCTGTATTAATTATTATTTCTTCAACAGTATCAGAAGGTTTATTAATTGTTTCAACTGCTGTTACACATCTATTTTCATAAATACCATTTTCACACCAATGTTTATATAATTCTAAATGAGTAGTTAATAAATGTAAATCTGAGTTATTTTTCAAATACGATGTTGAATCAAATTCATCAAATGGTTCTTGTGAATATTTTTTACCAGCACATCTATTTTCATTTTTTCCTATTTCAACCCAATGTCTATATAGATTAAACTCATCAGCATTTTCAAATTGATTCTTTAAATCAGGGTACATGGCTAAATATTTTTCCCAATCAAATTGATTTAAATAACAATATTCTATATTTATACTTTCGTGTATATCTTGTATTAATGTATTAGATGTATTTTTTTTGTATTTAGACCAAATATCAGATAATAACAATTTTTTAACCATTATATAAAATATATATAAATTTATTTATATAATTAAATAAATTTATATCAAGAATATATATTATCTATGAGTTCAAACGACAATAGTTATAACATATACAATAAATTTGATCCTAATTTTGTAAATTACGGTGAATTATATAAAAGTCCTAGAGAAATGAAACAAAATTCCAAAATGTTAATAGATCTCTACGCTGATGCACTCGTAAAAGGTTCATCACCCGTTTATACAAATACTCCTAATTTAGTTGGTAACCGATATTTTATTAATACAAATAGTCAATGTTTAGACAAGAATGATCGAACGAAAACACATCCTAGATCCGTTTTAGTAGATAATGTAAATAAATCAGCTATGGAAACTACAAAAGATGGTAATACTGGGTTGATTTATTCTTTACTTGCTTCTCTTAAAACAATCAATGGTGAAGAAATGTTTAAAGATGTGAGTAATAATGAGCCCACTGAATATATTAATAATGGTACCGATTATTTAAAAGATCTAAGTAATGCACCTATACCTTTATGTAGTAAAGTTACTGTTTTTGCCGATGATAAAAAAGATAAAGATGTTTCCGGATGGTTAACTGACAGTGATCGACAAGATATTGATCCAAAAGCTATAAAAGAAGGTTTTATTAGTGTTGCAGATAGTATGGGTAGTGGAATGCCTCCAGGTGAATGGGCGGAAAATGCGAAAAAAACAAGTGATGATATGCAAGACCAAGCAGATGCCGTTTCAGAAGAAGCCCAATCATCAGCAAATAGTACTATGTCATCAGCAAATTCTGCAAAAAGTAATGGCGAAAACCAAGCAAATAGTATTAAAGGTAATAGTTCAAAAACCACCAAAGATCAAATAACCACACAAAGCAAAAGTGCAAATGATGCTTTTAATAAAGCAAAAAAAGCTGGCGCTGGTATGACCCTCAAAGATACTGCTCAAGACTATTTAAAAAAACACAGTAAAGAAAATATCTTATTTTTTATAAAAAATGCTATTAACACACGATACACATGTTCTGGTGATATTCAAAAATATACCGAAAAAAAAGTGGTTAAAATTACAAACGAACAACAAAAACTATATGATAAATACCGTATATGGTTGGAAATGAAAATTGCTAAAAATATTATACGTGAAAAAATGATACAGGATAATTTAGACCCTACTGTTGTTCTTGGTAAAACCAAAGAAGAAAAAGTTGAACAATTGAAAAAAAATAAAGATGGGTCTAGACAAGTCCGAATTCCAGCAAAATGTATTTATTCTATATTTGAGAAAAACCCTGTTGGCGATGTTAATAGTCTAGATGCTCGACGTGCTGATATTTGCGATCCAAAAATAGGTAAAATTTCTGTTAAAAATGTATTCAATGCTATTTCAAATAATATTAATAAAAATAAAACCAATAATAAAGAGTTAAATGTACCAGAGATACCAAGTTCAAAAGTATGTATTTGGTCTAACGAAACAATTGGTATATTCGGAGGATTAGGTATTGGACGTAGAAAAAAAGTTAGAAAAGACGTAGACTCTCACGATTACAAGAAAATGTTAGAATTGCTCGACAGGTATCGCCTTGATTTTGCTATTGAAATTATACGTTATGGTGATGTAGGTCTTTATGGTAATTGTGATGCAATTGGTAACGAGGGATTTACTACTATTGATAAAAATGATAACCTTACGCCCTATAAATCTTATCGGGCTGTAGATTTCGGTGCTTATTTGTTTATTATATTTATGATTTTCTTGATATTTTTTGTAGTTTACAAATGCATGTTTCGAGCGTTTAATTTTAAATCTGTTTTAAAAAATATAAAAATTGGTAAAAAATAATTTATAACATAAGAAAAAGTATAAATTATTTATAGGTTGTAACGTTTGTATACTTCTAAAGCAACTAAACCGGCCAATATTTGAACGGCACATAATGGTACAATTTCACTTGGGGCAATTTTACCTGCAGCAGCTAGTGTAATAGTAATAGCAGGATTGGCTGTAACAGAACTAAAACGATAACTCAATAATATTACAAGAGTTAAAGCAGCTCCAATGGCTAAAGGATTACCTGTTGCGATAACAATATAAGCGAAAAATAAAGTGGCTAAGAACTCTGCTAAATATGCGTACATTTATATATAAATTATACTAGGAAATAAATGTTGGCGACATTTACAGAACACGACGCGTACCTGTTACTTTTGCGGGAACACGTGATCCTCCACTTCTTGTTTTAATTAATGCCTGTCTTGATACTTGTCTATTTGTCGAATCGTTTGTTGTAAAAGATGTTGTCTCACCTTCTCCATTAAATACTGTATTATGAAAATCTAAACGATGGTGTATATGACCATTAATTGCACGTCTATGACTATCATTACTGTTTCCATACCATTTTTTATTTTCTGTTTCTTTTAAATCTTTCGCACGATGAAAAGACATTCTACTCATTGAAAAACTACTAGTTCCATCGGAAGTACTATCTTTTAAAGGCATTGCTTTTGGTAGATTTGAATCTGCATTGTTTATTGGATTTCTAAGTAATTGCATTCTCATTTGAAAAAACTATATATTAACATATGAAATAATATGTTAATATTCACTTTTTTTAAAACTTCTTTTTCATATTTTAATATTTAACGTCTTACATGCATTAATGGTACATAAGATGCATTGTGGTCATCACCACCGTTCTTTAAATCGTTGTAATTATGATTGATAGCTTTTTGTCTTTTGTAGGTAGAGTAATCAGATGAATCATATACATACTTAACATTTCCAGAAGCACCTTCAATGCCTGTTCCGTCACAATTGTTGATTTTTGATCCCAAGTAAATTTTGCTTCCAGCCCATCCAATTGATGATTTACTCATACCAGTAGGACCGCCACATTTGTAGTTTTTACGTCCTAAGAAATCTCCGGCATGAGTTGTTACGCGAAAAGGTGTTTGTACGCGTGCCTTACCTTTATATGTGCTACTAGAAATCATAGTTGTATTCCAACTGTTTCTCAAGATAGCACGAGTAGATGCTTGCTGACCATCTTTAAAATTGCCTAATGTTTGAGTTGCTGAAAATCCTCTATAAGGTCCTCCTAAGTTTGAAGTTGAAGTTGGCATTATAATATAGTATAACGAGATACTTTTATTTTCAGCAATAGAAAGTGTTACTAAATATATTTTTATTATATATATGGACAATTTAGAAGATTTTGATGATACATATAGTGAAATGGTATATGAATCTGATTGCATTCGAAAAAAGAGCAACTGGACTAAATCAGATCCAAAATATAAATTAGATTCAGAAACCTTTGATCCAAAACTATTACTAAAAGCCATTAAGCACCAATCACCCAAATTACACGCTCTTCTCAAAAAAATTAAAGATCTCGATAAAGCCGATATGAAGCGGGATAAAATGCACTATAAACATTTTATTTTTTGTGACGTAAAATCGTCTAGTCAAGGAGCAAGAATGTTAGCATCTGCATTTTTAGCAAGCGGTTTCGAAATTGGATATACTGCGAAACAAAAAGGCGATAAATCAAACGATAATCCTCAGCCAAAAAGCCCTTTGATAAAAAAAACGAGACCAGACACGCCACGTCCACCTCTTGCTATGGTAAAAGCAAGGTTACCTAAATCTTTTAAATCTTTGGAAGAAATATTGGAAGAATCTGAAGAAGAATCTGATGGAGAAAATGAAAGCGACAAAAAATCACCTAAATCCTATTCTTCAAAAATCGAAGGAGGAGATGGAAGTCCTAAAAAGAAACCTGCTAAAAAGCGTTTCGAAAAAATAGAATTATTAAGTGATTATCAATTGAATAAAACAAAAGGTAATAATTTTTATCTGCTTTCTTCGGTTGATGTTTTTGATCAACCAATTAATGTTGTCACAAAAAAACAGATGTTGACGAATTACAATAAGCGACCTGATAATGTACACGGTAAAAACATCCGTTTTATCATTATGGACAGTGGATTTAAAGAAGGTATTGATTTGTTTGACGTGAAATATGTGCATATTTTTGAACCTCCTGTAAATGCAGCCGATCAAAAACAGGTAATTGGTCGCGGTACTCGTACTTGTGGGCAACAAGGATTAGAATTCCATCCAACAAAAGGATGGCCTCTCTATGTGTTTATCTACGATATTTCTATTCCCGATCCCTTAAAAGATCAGTTTTTGGACGCCGGGACTGCTTTTGAATTTTATATGAAATCATTGAATATGGATATGAAACTCGTCAATTTCGCAGAAGACATTGAAAAACTCGCTATTTTTGGTTCTGTAGATTATGAACTAAATTTACCCGTTCACGAATTTTCGGCCGAATCGGCTGTCGTAACAGGAGGTGGACCAAAACGAAAACAACCTATCAGAAAAATGAATCCGACAGGTCCTCCTATATTAATCGATTCCAATGTGAATTCAATGGTGACTTTACCCTCCGGATTGCAAGTTCCTGGTATTTCTCTTGGAAAAATGGATCATAATGAAATGCGTAGTTATATTCGCAATTATTACAAAGATACAAAATGGACCGATGTAAAAATGGAAAACTTGTGTGATGAAAGTGCTGTACCACGAAAACGTGGTGGTGCGCGTATTATTCAATATACGCCAACACAACGTTTTGTGAAAAAGTACTTTTCACCACAAGCGCCTGTAAACGGAATGCTTTTATGGCACAGTACAGGAACCGGTAAAACGTGTTCTGCAATTGCATCAGCATCATCTAATTTTGCTCGACAAGGATACACTATATTATGGGTAACAAGAACAACATTGAAAAACGATATTTGGAAAAATATGTTTGATCTCATTTGTAACGAAGAAATCAGAACGATGGTAGCCGATGGTGTTACAATTCCTCAAGACCACAGTAAACGTATGAAATTATTATCAGATGCTTGGAAAATTCGTCCTATTTCATACAAACAATTCAGTAACTTGGTATCGAAACAAAACAGTTACTACCAACGCTTAGTTGATATTAATGGTAAAGTGGATCCATTACGTAAAACATTACTTATTATCGACGAAGCACATAAATTGTACGGAGGAGGAGATCTTTCTACCAATGAACGTCCAAATATGAAGGCATTACACGAATCACTTATGAATTCTTATGCTGTTTCGGGAAATCAATCTGTAAAAGTGCTTTTAATGACGGCTACACCTATTACAGAACATCCTCTTGAATTGGTAAAATTGGTCAATCTTTGTAAACCAATGAGTGAACAAGTACCTGATAAATTTCCTCTTTTCTCAAATGCTTATCTAGATGAAAATGGGCGGTTTACGCAAAATGGAAGGCGTGAATTCTTGGACATTATATCAGGACATATCAGTTATTTAAACAGAGAAAAGGATGCGCGTCAATTTGCTCAACCAAAGATAGAAAAGATTGAAGTACCTATAGTTGATAATATGCAAGAAATCAAAGATATGGACAAACGAATGAACCGTGCTATTATTAACAAAGACATCATTGCTTTAAAAGACGATATTGATAAAGAAAGTGCGAAAATTGATGACGATTTTAAAGATTTAGAATCTTCACGTTTTTATGAATTGCGCGACATATGTGCAGACGTGTTCAGTGGTGTTCAAAAAGGGTGCTTGAAAATCGCCAATGATAATATTCGCAGTCTAATTAAAGAAGCAAAAACACATATTCAAGATATTAAAGATCGTATCAAAAAAATACGCGAAGAATTGAAATCAAAGAATGAATACAGAAAAAAGGTCCTTGGTGATATTAAAGAAAGATATGATAAAGATCCTGCACGTTTGTCCAAGTTTATGGAAAGTGTCTATTATGTTTTGAAATATTCTTGTTCAAAAATCGTGAAAAAAAGTCATAATATCACGGCAATGATAAATCAACATCCAGAAGTGCAAAACATACAATTACAATTAGATTTGTACGATGAACGGATGGACAGTTTTGATCGTGAACTGAAAATTATGTTAGAAAAACACCGTATTCATATTAAAGAATTACGCAATATGATTAAAAGCGGAGAATTAAATCGTCTTGAAAAGTTTGTAGTGAAAGACGGTATTAAAACGTCACAACAGCGTTACAAAGACAATCGTAAAACAAGAAAGGCTGAGATATCCAAAGAAAATCGTGGTATTCGTAAAACGCGCAATAAGCTTTCTAAAAAATTGTCGAAATTACGCAGTACATTACGTAAAGACATACGTGATGAAATTAAAGAGAAAAAACAAGAGAAAAAAGAACGTAAAAAAGCCAAGAAGCAATTACGAAAAACATTAAGAAAACAAGGAAAAATTCGCGAAACATTTAAAGAAGGTGTTATTAAAGATTTAGTCAATAAGTACAAAGCTAAAACACGTGAAGATTTTTTAAAGGCAAAAGAAGGTCTAGAAAAAGAAGCAAAAGATAAACAATTAGCAAAAGAAGCAAAAGAACGCGAACGTGAAGAAAAACGCAGATTAAGGGAAATTGAACGTGAAAAACAACGCAAAATAAAGGAGGCTGAACGTGAAAAGAAACGTAAAGAAAAGGAAGCAGAAAAAACAAGAAAAAAACGCGAGAAAGAAATAGAAAAAGAACAAAAACGCCGGGAAAAAGAATTGCGAAAAACACAAAAGAAGAAATCCCGATAAATAATATATAATGAGTGACGACGAAAGTCCAAGATTAGGAGAATCTCCATCAGAGAATAAATTTATCGATGAAATAACAATGAAATTGTTATCTAATCAATCTGGATATGCGAAATATCTGTCCAAGACAGATGAATCGAAAAACGAAGAAATCCAGCAATTTAAAATAGACTGCAATTTGTTTAAAGGTGATATATTGGGCATGACACGAGAATTACTGTCTTGTAGAGACAATGAATATGGTTCAGACGTAAATGATGCCTTTGATAATTATGCACGTATATTAATCCGTCATTTAGAAGTAAAAAAACAATCGGATGAAAACCAACGGGAATATGAAGACGATGAAGAAATGTTTCCGTATTCAATGGAAGAAGACAATAAACCCAGTAAAAAAACGTACGGCAAAATGAACACACTTGATTTATTTTTGAAAAAAAATCGCAAATAAGTATATATAAATGGGTAAATCAATTAAAAGACGTAATAATAAAAGAAAAAAAAGTAAGTCTCGTCGTAAAACGAAAAAAATGAATTGTAATCCTGGTACTAAATCGGCGATAGAAGGGAGCTGTTATACTGAACATGCATTAAATCATATAAAAGCAGCATATAATAAGCGCCATGAAGAAAAGATTACAAGTACGGCACCTAAAGAAATTTGGAATGATTTAAGAAATGTTCTCACAGAGTGTCCAAGAGAAGATTGTTGGTTACAACAAATAAAAGACGATGAAACGCGTAGACAATTAGACGAAATTATTTTCGCTCCCGATCGACCAAATGAATGGGATAAAAATCCGGTTGCTTGGTTATCAAATTACGATATAGGTGCTGTTTTAAGACAATATGAAAAATCTCATCCCAAATTTAAACTTCTTGGACCTTCAGCAATTGATTATGATACTATTATAGACGATGGTAAATGTGTTTGGAATGATCTTTGTAGATTGTCTCTACAAAATTTGATCTATCGAAATAAACGCAAACTAGGGGTCGTTTTTAATCTCGATACACATGATGGTCCAGGTACACATTGGGTTTCTATGTTTATAGATTTAGATAAAAAGGTTATCTACTATTACGATAGTGCATTAAATGCTGTCCCTCAACAAGTATCTAAGTTGAAACGAGAATTGATAAAACAAGGAAAAGAATTAGATGAACCGATCCATTTTGATTATATGCAAAACAGTGTATCTCATCAATCAACCAATACCGAATGTGGTATGTTTTGTTTATTTTTTATTATAACTCTTTTAACTGAACGTTTAGATACATCCATCAATCGTGAATTATATGGAGGTGGAAGAAAAAAGAAAGATTTTTTCGAATTATTAGACGTATTTAATAAAAAAGGTTTGAACGATGATATGATGATAGATTTTAGAGAAAAATATTTTAATAAAAAATAGTTTCTACGTCTAATATAAATGGGTAAACATATAAAAACAAGAAGCAATAAATCGAAAAAATATAAATCAAAACAAAGACGCACAAAACGAAAAATGGGTGGTAAGAAACGCGTAGAAGTGATTCATTATAGTTTAGGACGTCAACATACAAATCCTGATATTAAAGGTATAATTCGCGTTGAAAAAGGTGCTACAACATATCAAGCAGAATCAAAAGGGGAATATATGAGTAATTTTTTCTCAGAAGTATCCAAAAGTTTCGAAGAAGATATTGCGTTGATGTTAAAAGGTGAACCAAAAGCACGTTCAAGGAAAAAAGTATTTACATTTGAATACAATGATAATGATGCACCATTAGAACAAGGTTCAGAGGAACCCATTAAATGCAAAAAACCGGCTACAAAAAAATCTGAAAAAAAATCAGATAAAAAATAAATTAAACAATAACAATTTAAATGTTTTTATTGTTTATAATTTAATGAATCTTTATACATTACCTGAAAATCAAAAATTAATATGGGATACGATATCGAAAGTTGCTAGTTTTCAACAAATGAGACAAAGGAATCTTAATAAATCAGAAGAATGGTTTAGATCAATTATACAAATGTATTATAATAAAAGTGAGACAACAGTGTTTGATAAAAGAACATTAACAATGTTAAACAAAGAAACAATTCGATATATGCTTCAAGATTTAAAACAAGGTACACAATCTCCTAGACAACCAGAACCACTTTCATTTCAAAATGGTTATGAAAATAGCAGCATTTCGGGTTCATCTTTTAGTACAAATTATTCTACATTGGAAACAAATACAAACGAAACGCGTAATTTTATTTTAGAAGAAAAACACGCAAAACTAAATAATGATTTTCAGTTAAGACAACAAGAGTACAGTAGTTTAATTGAAAAACCAAAACAACAAGAAATAGATTTTCGAGAAAATACAACAGAAGATAAACCTATCGAGAATATGGATGAACTAATTAAACGACAAATGGCGGAACGTGAATATGATGTGCAAAATATTGCGAAAAAAAAAGATGATACAGACGAGCATATTCCTATCGAAGCAATTTCTTTGGAACCAGAAAAAAAAGTTACTTTTAAAGAAGACAATACAGATAATTATCTTGATAAAATAGACTCTATCAATCAGAGGATAGATGATTTTGTAAAAGAATTTTCTGAAAAAATAGAAGCCATTCAAAACGATATTCAAAATATCAAATCGGAACAAAAAAAAATGATTGAAAATACGGGAATACGTAATGCGGAAAAAATCATTTCTCGATTACGCAAAGTTGATAAATCACCGGAAAAAGAAGACAGTATTATACAGGAAATAAATCAATAAAATTGAAATAATCTAAAGACTATTTTAATTAGTAAAACAAAAAACAATGCAGAACTTTGTATACAAAACCGGCGCACAACTACCAGAAACTATTTTCGGTAAAGAATATTCAGATGGATACGGTACATTGAGTTTTAATATTTCCGATAGTGATAAAAAACGCGATTATCCCATTTTATTTCATATTTACATTGATGTATCAGGTTCTATGTCTGATATTATTGATTTTAAAAGAAACCGTTCAAAAATGCAACTACTAAAACATACGCTGAAAAATATTTTGATGCATCTTGCTGAAAATAGCGAACACGTATATATTGAAGTAAAAGGATTTGATAATGTTATACACGATTATATCAACTATGTAAAGGTAACAAAAGAGAATATTAGTGAATTATTAGCAAAAGTGGAGCCAATTCAACCAATGAATTCTACGAATATTGGATTAGCTTTAACATCGTTGAACCGTGATCTAGATAAACATCACGATAACATTGAATTAAAAAATAGAGTAGCGATTATGTTAACAGATGGTGATCCAACAGATGGAGAATGTAGCACAACAAAACTAGTAGATATGGTAACAAAAGAGTGTTCTTATCACTTTATTGGTTTAGGAAATGATCATAATGGAATATTGATGCATGAATTAGGTCATAAAAATATATTTACAAAAAACTGGTATATTAATGATATTGAACACACGGGAGATGTGTATGGTGAAATTTTGTTTAATGAGACACATTGTATGTATCATGATAATATAATTACCGTAACGGATGGTGGAAAGATTTACGATTATATTAAAGGCGAGTTTGTAGATACTATAGCAATCGGAACATTATATGAAGAAACAATAAAAAATTATCATATACTTATTAATGATATTGAAAAACTAGAAATCACTATAGATGGAAAACAACTCGACAATACTGAATTTAGTATAAAGGCAGAACAAGCAAGTTATGAACCATTAGAAATAGAAAAACAATATCTTCGTCTTTGCGTGCAAAAGTTAATGTTTATGGTAAGACAAGATGCTACCAAAATAGAAAACGACCAAACAATATTTGAACCTATGTATTTGCATAAATATCGTCCAAAAATAAATATCCGTGCTAATCTAGACGTACAAATAAAAAAAGACATTGATATGCTTTATGATACAATTAAAACATTTATAAAAGAAAATAATCTAGAAAAAGACGACTTTATGGAAGGTTTGTTTAAAGATGTAAATGTGATGAAAAATAGCTATGGAACAGTGGATAGTTTTAAAATAGTATCTGGAAGAGAAGATAGTCAAGGAAGACAAACGGCATATAATACTGCTTCACAATATGAAGATGATTATTTGCAATTACTTCCACCAAAACTGCAACGTGAGGGATCAAGTGCCTATAGAACACCGAGGAGATGCGATATGATGAGAAATATAAGTAATAATATTGATAATGACGATAACGATGATGACGATAATACATCTCCTATCCCTCGTGTTAGAGCAAGATTAGGTTTGTTATCTCCTCCAAATACCCCAGTTTTACAACGACAAACAACTGGATTCGTAGAAGAAGAAGATGAATATCTAACAGAAATTTAAACCCATAGTAATATTAAAATATAATTAATATATATAAATGTCTGCTTCTCTCTGTAAAGGAAAACGTACATCTCAACCTAACCGTTGCAAAAAGATCCAAGGATGCAAAGTAGCAAAAGGTACAAAACGTACTTTTTGTCGTAAAAAGCATAACAAAACAAAAAAGGCTCGTAAAACACGTAGTAAAAGAAGAACAGAAACATCACGTTTAAAGGGACATAGTAAAAAAGTGGAACGTGAATTGAAAAAGTTGAGATAAATAATAATTTAGCAAAAGACTAAGTTATTATTTTTTATTTTGCAAGAGTAAAAACGATGACAAAACGTTTTTATTTTTCTCAGCATATTGCTCTGATTGTAATTTAGCGCGATATTCTTTTTGCATCATTCTTTGTTGCATCGCCTTTTCTTGTTCTTGTAATAAACGATTCGCGTGTTCTTTTTCAAGAGGATCGTACGAATGTTGACTACGTGCACGATTGAATTCTTCTACAGAACGATATGTTTGTATGTTATTAATATCGCGTTCACTTACAGCGAGTACACTTTGATCACGATGAACCTTTCTAAGATCATCAAATTTCAATTTACTAAAAGGATCGCTAGTCATATATTTATTAGAATAATCGTCTGCATCTTCGTAAAAGTTATTGTTTGTTGCCGTGTCATCATTCATTGACTGTACACCCGTGTAATGAATCAAACCATTTGATTGATCTTTAATACGTTGAAAATTATCATTCATGGTCTGTTTAGACATTTTTTCTTGTGGAACCTCAAATGACGATTGTTCTTGAACAAACCATTCATTTCGTGACTGATCTGGTCTGTTACCCATTTGATTTGATTCAAATAACTCGTTAAATTTTTCTTGAAAATTTTGTGATTTCATATCCTGCATTGTTTTTTGGATTTGTTTTGTTGTACTTTTATCTTCATCTTTATAATTTGGGTTATAAGCAACATCTTTTTGTTCAACACTGCGGTTTTGTCTATTTTGATTATCAAAAAATTGGACAATAACGTCAAACGCCTTTTTATAAAATAAAAAATATTTCGCATCAAGACGTGATTTGTCGGGATGCAACATTAAAACCTTTCGTTTTGCTGTTTTTAAATCATCAATTGTAATATCATAACTTTCTAGATCAAACAAACCTAATATCTCATCTAATGAATAAGATTGAATATTTAAATTATGGTTAGGTACGGACATTGTTACTAAATACTAATATAAATAAATTAAATATATGAAAATCTCAAATTTCACGTAAAAAATATGGAAAAATTAAAATCGAAACAATAATATATGAATACGTCACCTAAGCGTCATTCAACCGGAGGGAAAAAGCGAGGCAAAAAGTTCAAAAAGTACACTGAAAAGGAGTTGATAAATGAATATTATTATGAGACATCACGATATAATTTGAAAGACCAAAAAACAATGTATGAAAATATTCACCATTTATCACAAAATGAGAAAGACCTTTTTGAAAAAAAGTTCGCTGTTCCCAAAACAAGGAGCCAAGAAATTTATGCATCCATGCTTCGTAATAAAAACAAAAAAATTATTATCGCAACAGGTCCCGCAGGTACAGGAAAAACAATGTTTGCTACAGAATACGGTGTTCGTAATTTTTTACTGGGTAAATGCGATAAATTAATTTTTACACGTCCTTCTGTGTCTGTTGACGAAGATCTTGGATATTTACCAGGTACACTTGAAGAAAAAATGGCCCCTTGGGTTAGACCAATATATGACATATTATATCAATTTATAACACCAAAAGAAGTAACAGAATTATTAGAAGAAAAAATTATAGAAATAGCTCCTCTTGGATATATGCGTGGAAGAACATTTAAAAATTGCTGGATCGTAGCAGACGAAATGCAAAATTCTACCGTATCACAAATGAAAATGCTTTTAACACGTTTAGGCGAAAACAGTCGTTTAGTCATCACAGGTGATTTAGACCAATATGATCGTACAGATGTTGTAAACGGTTTAGAAGATTTTTTAGAAAAATTTAGACATACAAGATCTTCTAGTATTGGAAGTTTTGAATTTGAAAACGAAGATATTCAACGTGAAGAAGTAGTAAAAGAAGTGTTAGATATTTATGGTCGCGAAAATGTTCCAGATGATTATTCTTTAAATGAAAATAGTGAAAATTCTGAACAAGTTATAGAAATTGAGGATGACGATAACGATGAAAATTAATGAATATAGGTAAAACTATTATATTATCAATTTATATATAATGGTTTTTAAAAAAATTGGTAATTGGTTCAATAAAAATCTTGGACTATCAAAATTATTAGAGAGTAAAATTGTATTATATATTCTTGTAGTCATTGGTATTATTAACATTTATACCTATGCTATGGAAGATGAATTTGTATATGCAGGAATTATGTTAATTGTCGGATTTCTTTCTGCTTTCTTTAACAAAAATATGATCGTCATTATTTTCACAACAATCGCTGTTACAAATTTGATACGATTTGGTATGGAAGAATTCAAAAACCAGGAAGGATTTACAGGTGATCTTAGTAAATTAGATGATTTAATGAATCACATGACCAAGGATGATACTTCTGAAAAAAAGGCCGAAAAACCTGTAGAAGAAAAACCAAAAACAGACGACAAAGAAGATAATGGTATGGGAATTGATTTTGAATATGATAAAGATGCACAATTAAACCAAGATCCTAACAAAAGAGATGCTGAAATTGATCGTTTTATAAAACAATTAAATCCTTCTGCAATTTTGCAAAAAATGGAAGTAAGTGTAGATAAAAAACAGGTTTCTTTGGCGAAAGACAAAATCGATTTAGCTTTAAAGTATACTGATAAAATCGCAAACGAAGAACAACGTCACGGTGTTGAAAGTTTATTAAAATTACAATTAAAAATGTTGCAACAGATATTAACAATTAGTCCGCTCGTCGAAGAATTTAGAGAAGTTGTTAAAATGTTAAAAGTTTAAGTGCTTAATTATGAAATATGCTTGTAGCGTATACAAAATATAGTTTATTATTATATACACAATATAATAATAACATGAAGGAACATTATAATAATTATATTCGTGAAGGGTTTCAATATACACCGGATCCTATTCGTGAAGGATTCCAAGAAGGTTTTAAAGAAGGTCTTGGACCTGATTTTCTGAATATGGCTTTAAACGGTATTATGACTGCATTGAATGGATTAGGTCGTGGTTTAAATATAGGAGAGTTAATAACTTCGATTGGAAATTTCGCAACATCTACATTGAATATGGCCCGTGGTTTTGGACAATTTATAATGGGTGCATTTAAAATCGCTCAAAATACATTGATGACTATTTTTAATGCTATTGGTTTAGCTGGGCTTTTCGCATTTTTTGTATCATTTATAACAATGTTGTCTATCGGTGCAGAATATTGGTGGACAGGGTTTTCGTCGCATCTAATTTGTGCAGGAAAAGAATTTAAAACTGGTTGGGAAAATCAAGGATACATAATGGGAATATTGGCTGAATGTACATGGGATAAATTTTTAACATTTTTAGATGGATCTTGTACGCGATATTATATTGTTGATATGACTCTAGGTTTATTATACGGTGTGTTTGTAGAACTACCTCTTTTATTAATTCGTGCTATTTTTGGAATTGATCTACAAGTATTTGTCGATATTTTTTGGAATTTATTTATTTTACCAATTGATTCTATCTTTTTCGCAATATCTGGATTTCATTTAGTAAGGTGGGATGAAGAAGTAATAAAAAAATGTTATCGTTGTAAGGGAAAATATGCGTTTGCGAATGGAAGAGAAGTAACATTATACAAGACTTGGGCAGAATGGGCCAAATTAATGAATTGCAGCTTCCAACAGATCGTTACTGGATTCTTACGTATATTTACAACACTTATACCAAGTAATAAATGGTGGGCTTGGTCTAATAAAAGACATCTTAAACCTCCTGATTGGAGACCCAAATTTTTTGGTATGTAATTTTTGTCTAGTTAACATTATTGTGTAGCATTATTATATAATAATAATGCCGCGCGGAGTAAAAAAAACCTGTATACCAGGATTATTTTGCATTGAAAATATGACTATGTTTTTATTATTTGTTTTATTAATAACTGTTGTCTACATGTATTATTCTCATATAATCAAACCAAGTTTAGAAAAAACATCGACAACATCATTTACACAACCAATAGTGATTGTACCACCTCAAAACAGTGTCGAGACACCGAATTTAGTACCAATTCCAACCCGTTCAACTAATCCATTGGTAGATGTAAATGCACCTCCATTGAAAAATGAAAGTACAGGATTCGTACCTATAAATATTAGTACACGTGGACCAGAACTGAATTACACACAAATGGGAATTTTAACAAGAGAAAATAGCAAAGATGATATGATATTGCCTTTAATGGGTCGTCGTAGTTCAACTGGTCGTGATAAATATCAATATTACACTATGTCAAATAGTGCCGGTAATATAAATACAAAATTACCAGTAAGTTTAAAAGGTAGAAGCTGTACGTCTGATTTAGGATGTGATGAAATATTCAATGGAGACAGTGTTTATGTTGAAGGATATAATGATACTTTCCGTGCTACTATTTATGAAAATGCGCTATATAAATATATTCCTTTGTAATAAAATCAAGAGATAATACAAATGAGTAATAAAACAGAGAAAAAGAGTTCTGGTTGGTTTACTAAAAAAGAAGTTACAACTCCTTTACTTATCTTAAATCGTTTATTAGACTTAAAAGATGATAAGCGTTTACGATTAAAAGTAGAAAAACCTTTAGGCAAATCAAAAAAGAAAAAAGTAACAAGAAACACTGAAGCCGATAAACAAACACGTATAGAAGAGTCGGATAAACGAATGCGAGACAAAGAAGAAAAAAAGCAAGAAGACCCTCAAGAAAAAAAGGAAGAAACGGTTACAGTAGAGGCTGTGATACCGATTGATTTTCAAGGAATAGACAGTAAAAACCAAGAATACTTAAAACATATTATTCCTCAATTGAACGCGATCTATAAAGCTGTTACACAAAAAGACATAGATGAACAAACAGGTCAAAATGAAGTGAAGATAACAAGAGAAGGGTTTGATGACGAAAATACAATTGTAGAGGCAAGAACAACTGTTTATGTTCCAAAATACATTCCACCAATTAAAATAGAATCAGTATGAATTTAGAACAATTTGAAATGAATATATCTAATTTATTTATATATATTCAAACATGAATGAATTCAATTTAAATAAAACAGCAGATGGTACAAAATCAATATCATTGAATTATTTACCCATGGGTCTTAATAGTATATTATTTAGTGATGCTGATAAATATATTACAGCAACCTGTGAATCTTCATCAACATCAAATGTTACATTTACAGAGAATAACGTGAGTACAGAATACATGGCTAAAAAAATTTACATTGTAGGTACTGCAAACGATTCAAAAATAAATATGATTAGTGGTGTAGCAAGTGATGGGCAACTTATTATTAGAAATACAAATGCAAACGGAGATAAAATTTTATATACGTGTTTTCCTTTAGTCGTTACAAATCCAGGTCCAAGAAATAGCGGAATTGATGCTGTTATTCAAGTTGCTACTAGCGGAACATCAAAAACATCATTGAATGTAGATTTTAATGCAGATATTTTCGCAAAAGAGGTTCCTGAATTACGTTATGTAGAATACACCAGTAATTTAGGAAATAGTGCACGTGTAGTTACTTTCGCAAGTCCAATTAGTATTATTTCAGTTTATTTAAAAGCGCTTGAAAATAACACCAATTTGTTTAATTTACAACCCGACACGTATTCTATATTAGTACCTCCTGTTCCAGGAGAATGGATGGAATGTGACTATGTTCCTATTGATTCAGAAGAAGTAGAAGCATATAATTTACCTGTTTCTAGTAGTCTTGTCCAAGATACTGCAGCACATAATTCACTTAAAACAATGTTTATGTATATTTTGTTTTTGATTTTTACAGGATTAAGTTATTCTATTGTACCGCTCATTTACAAATATATTTTAAAACTAATGTTTGATTTTTCGGGAACAATTATTCGAAATGAACAGATAAAGAAAATGGGAACGTTTGATTTATTTTCGCGTTCACTATTGATAGCTACCGTAATTGTGTTTTTTATGATTGGAGAACAATACATCTTATATGGTGTGATTTTAGCCATTGTAACACTTCTTGGATATATTATTGTAAGTTCTAAAAAGGCTATGTTGAAAGATTGGCCAATCGATGAGTTAGAACGTGAACGAAGTTAAATAAAATATAACTGCGAATATATATTTTATTTATACACTAGCTGTACCATTTACATTCGTAGAAACTGGTTTGTAAGAACTTTGTAAATATTGAATAGGATCACTTCTACCAATAGGAGCACGTTCCATAACAATTTCTTCTTCAAGTGTTACTGGTTGATCGGCACCTACATCGGCATTACGTGGCTCTTCTACAGGTGGAGTGGCTTCTTCTAATTGTTTTTTTACTTGATCACGTTTTTCACTATCGGACTTGGTGTATTGAACATAGTGAGTTTTGTTATGTACAAGTGCACTACGTCTTAATAATGTATAAGCGACGAAAATGTAAAGAACACCTAAAACAGGATGAGAATACAAAAATAAAGCAACTGTAATACAGAAGATGACTAATAAACCTAATGGGGATTCAACGTAAGGAGATAAAGCACTTGGTGTTGTAACAGGAAATATTAAGTATAGAACAAATGTTACTAAAACTAAAATTTCAGCGGGTTTAATGGACTTGACTAGTTTTTTAAAATTCATTATATAGGATATGAGGATATTTTACTTCTACAATTATTAAAACAAAATTGAAAATTGGTTAAACATATTTCTTTATATAAAAATATACTAAATGTCTCAACAATGGAAACGACGAAAAATGATAGCCATGCGGGCAAAGGCGGCTGAAAAAAAGGTATTGGAATTGTCTGAAGAATACAAAGAAACAATTCGAAATAATTCATATCTTGGTAAAAAAGGGTACACTATATTGCGTTCTTCTATAAGTGAAGAAGATCAAAAAGCACTGTATGAAGAATTAAATGTAAAACCTATTAGTAGTGGTGTTGTTTATAATGCTGCACAAGATCAAGGTCAGTTTCCAGTCTACAGAGAAAATGCTAAAAAGATCTATATACCTCGGTTTTATGGTACAGAACGTTATGGATTACCAAATCGTTCAGAAATTACCGAAGGTCAAGATATCGATGTTATATTTCCTAAACCTTTGCGTGATTATCAAGACAAAATAGTAGATGTTTATATGAAACACATTGAAAATTCGATTTGTAATGGTTCGGAAAAAAAAGGAAACGGGGGTATTCTAGAAGTTCCTTGTGGTAGAGGTAAATGTCTTGGTATAGACACGGCTATTATGATGTATGACGGTACAATAAAGATGGTTCAAGACATAAAGGTGGGTGATATAATTATGGGCGATGATTCTACTCCAAGAAATGTGTTATCTCTCGCACGAGGAAGAGAACAAATGTATAGAGTAGTTCCTGTAAAAGGTAATCCTTATATTGTAAATGAAAGTCATATTTTATCATTAAAATACAGTTCTAATGTAAATAAACATACACCTAAAGGAACTGTACGCGATATATCTGTATTGGATTACTTAGATTTACCCAAATCATATCACGGTCCCGGAGGTGTCCTTGTTGGTTATAGAGTTCCAATCATATTTCCTAAAAAGGTTGTTGATATTGATCCATATTTATTAGGGTATTGGTTAGGAGATGGTGCATCAAAAGGAACACTAATTACGACCCAAGAATCTTGTGTTTTAACATATTTAAACGAGGTGTGTTTTAAAAATAAACATAAGTCGTTATATTTACAGTATACTGGAGATAAATATGATTATCGAATTAATTCAATAAATAAAGTAGCTAATGGTAGCAATGAATTTATGAATTATTTACGTGATTATAATTTAATCAATAATAAACATATTCCACACGATTATAAATGCAATGATAGGACAACACAGCTTGAATTACTAGCTGGAATAATTGATTCGGATGGGTCAAACGAATCAAATTCATATGATATTATACAAAAAAATGAACAACTATTGGACGATATTATTTTCATAGCAAAATCATTGGGGTTTGCTGCATATAAAAGTGTTTGTAAAAAATCGTGTTTGTATAAAGGAGAAAAAAAAGAAGGCATTTATTACAGAACGTGTATTCATGGAAGAGGACTTGATGAAATTCCAGTAAAATGTCCTAGAAAAAAAGTTGAACCGAGAAAACAAATAAAAGACGCATTAAATACCCGTATACGATTAGAAAAATTAGAAGTAGATGATTATTATGGTTTTGAAATAGATGGAAACCACCGCTTTGTATTAGGTGATTTTACTGTAACACATAATACTGTGATGGCTCTGAAAATAATATCATTGGTAAAAAAAAAGACACTCATTATAGTTCATAAAGAATTCTTGATGAATCAATGGATTGAACGAGCAGCTGAATTCTTACCAAGTGCTAAAATAGGTAAAATCCAGGGACCTGTGTTTGACGTAGAAGGAAAAGACGTAGTCATTGGTATGTTGCAAACATTATATGATAGAGCATTACCTGAAAATGCGTTTGATTGTTTTGGATTGACGATTATTGATGAAGTGCATCGTATAGGAAGTGAACAATTTTCAAAGACCCTTTTGCGTGTTGTAAGTCCAAATATGTTGGGTATCTCGGCAACTGTAGACAGAAAAGATAAGTTGACTTGCGTATTATATATGTTTATAGGACCTAAAATATATACAGAAGCACGTAAAGACGAAGACCCAGTTTGTGTTCGTGCACTTGAATATATAGCTGCTGACCCACAATTTAATGAAACAGAATATGATTTTAAAGGACAAGCAAAATATAGTACAATGATTACAAAATTATGTGAGTTTGGTCCAAGAAGTGATTTTATTGTAAAAACATTGGCGGATTTGTTAGTAGAAAGCAAAGAAAACAACGAAGACGCACAGATAATGGTATTGGCTCATAATCGTTCTCTTTTAAAATACTTTTACGAAGCTATTAATCATAAAGGATTTGCTACAGTAGGATATTATGTAGGAGGTATGAAACAAGCAGATTTACAAGAAACAGAATATAAACAAATTGTATTGGCCACATATGCAATGGCGGCAGAAGCATTAGATATTAAAACTCTATCTATTTTGGTAATGGCGACACCTAAAACAGACATTACACAATCAGTTGGACGCATATTGCGTGTGCGTCACGACAATCCAATTGTAGTAGATATTGTAGATCGGCACGAAATCTTCCAAAATCAATGGAAACAACGTCGCCGATTTTATAAAAAATGCAATTATCGAATCATAGCAACAGATAGTATTCGATATAAAGGGATGAATATTGATTGGAAAAACGATAAAACATGGAATCGCGTATTTGATCCAAAAATCAATAAAAATAATAATGATGACGAAGGAACGGGTGGGAACCCTATTTTACAGAAAAAATGTCTTATCAACATATCAAATTTAGATATGGAAGACACTTAACGACGAGAACGTTTATTGTGTGTTTTACGACGTCCGGTATATCTGCATTTTTTACCACGTTTTACTTTTTTACAACGCAGGGTACGTTTTGAGCGCATTTTACGTCTTTTTATTGTATGTTTTCTACCACCACATTGACTATCATTGGCTTGATCTGTACTATGAAACATAGATGGATGAAATGTAGCACCTCTTGCTAAAGGTGAAGGATCTGTTGTACTTGTATATGGAGGTAATACTGTATTTGTCATTATATAGTATTCGTATATTTTTATAGTTGTCGAATATGTACAATACTAGGACGACTCTCCACCTTTTTTATAGGTATCCAACGTCTAAATTTTGTTTTATAAACACATTCCATTGGAATACATTTTTTTAAATCAACATATTTATCAATACGCATATCTTGAAAATCGTCTTCGTCATCACTTTCTTCTAGATAATCTAGATTATCATTTTCTTTAATGGTTCTAAACAAGCCATTCATATACTTGCTTGTTGTATAGTTTGGAATATAGGTGATTCCGCAATAAATGCGTTCCGATTTTTTACCAAATGCATAAATATGATAAATATCATTTTGTAAATCGGCTTTTACTTCAAAAATGGCCTTTTCTTTGTATTGTGGTTTAGAAAAATTAAATCTCGGTAATGCTGGGGGAATAAAAAGAAGATTGTTTGGTATATTTGGTACTAATTTTGAAACAGTTGGTACTGCATTTTTTGACCATGGATAATTAAGATAAGGAACAATTTTCTTATTTGATCTATGCTGTAAGTGATGAATAGTGTAAGGTATCATGTTTTTATAATGTTCTGGAATTGTATTTTCCTCTTTTTCGATTTTCCAAAATACAGGTAGGGTAACATATAGTTTCTCATTTTCTGAAAAAAGATCGGGATATTCTCCCATTAAACGATACATAAAATTAAATTTTTCTGAAAAAGGTTGACGACTTGTATTGATACCTTGATAATACATAATATCTTCGGTAACAAAAAACGTTCTTACTTCTGGAATTTCACAAAGGCAACCATACAATATGGTTCCGTATGCGAGATCAATTGGAATATTTTCTTGAATAATCGTAACATTTGTAAATTTCTTGTCTTTTCCTAATTCCATCAAAAAACATACGTTTTTGGATTTGTAATAAGTAAACCATAAAAATGCTTTTTTACCATACGGAATGGCTAATGTAATATTATAATCATTGGAAACTTTCTTATGGGAAATTGTCTCATAGGAAAGTTCAAAACTGGGCAACCTTCTGGTTAATTCACTTGTTTGGTTAAAAGAGAGTTTGAGCATGTTTGGGTGTATATTACACACGAGTAGTTTTTATATTGTTTCTATTTATATTTAAACCATACTTAGAGCTAAATAATTACATATCATCTGTAATTAAAGCATTTAACTCTTCATGCATAGCAATAAGATCATTATTTGTTAATTTTACACCACTTTCTTGTTGTTTTTTTTCAGGTTCTTGATTATTTTCTTGGAAATCATTCATCATTGATTTATATTTATCAATGTGATGTCCAACAATGTCTTTTGTTTTTTTTGTGGTATAATTATCTTTTAAATATCTTAATAAATGATCAGCTAAATATATAATTAATAAACTAGCTATAATAGTTATAAGATACGACATTTTTATATATGGAAAACGAGAATTGTATTTCTATATATAAACTTATTTCTTAGAACCCTTTCTTTTACGTTTTGTTTTACGGTGTTTGTTTTTGCGACGTTTTGTACCACCCATTTGTTCTACTTGTTTTTCTGGAGAACCAGGTGAAACAGCTTCATCCATATATTCAGAACCTGTATCCAATGGGGTTTCACCTTCCATTGCAGAAGGAGTATCAACATCCATAGAGTCACCTTCCATTGCAGAAGGAGTTTCAACACTCATATCACCTTCCATTGCAGAAGGAGTTTCAACACTCATATCACCTTCCATTACAGAAGGAGTTTCAACACTCATATCACCTTCCATTGCAGAACCAGTATTATCAACACTCATAGAGTCACCATCCATTGTAGAATCAGCATTATCAACATTCATAGAGTCATCTTCCATTGCAGAAGGATCACTATTCATTTCTGTAGTAGCAATAGGGTCTTCTTCTGCATCTACTCCTAAAGGAGTTGTTCCTACAAGAGAATCTATTTTTGCTTGTTGTAATTCAATTACTTGTTGAGATAACTTTCGGTTTTCCTCTAATAATTCTTGGTTTTTCTCTTGTAATGATTCCATGGTTTCTGCTTTACTTACTTCTTCGGCTTCAGGAGTTGGTTCCATATTATCGATTGTTACTTCTTCGCTATCTTTGTTTTCTTCGGCAGATGGTCCAGTAAAAGCGGTTTGTAATTCGCTAGCAGTACTTTTAACAGAATCACCAACTGTTTGTAATAAGCTTTTTTCTTCTTCCGGTTTTTCTTCAACAGACATATCATTATTTTCTTCTTCCGGTTTTTCTTCAACAGACATATCATTTTTTTCTTCTGTAGATTCGCCTTCAATAGACATATCATTTTTTTCTTCTGTGGATTCACCATCAACAGACATAGCACTATTTTCTTCTTGTTGTTCAGGTTCTTTTTCTTCTTTCTGTTTTTCAGGTTCTGGGTCTTCGTTTCCACCTAAAAATGTTTCTAGGAAACCACCTCCTTTTTGAGGCATTTTGTATAATTTCTTTTGCGAAATACGTCTACCTTTTTTTGGTTTATATATTGATGCTTTTTTGCTATTTCCCATTTATATATAATTACGATACAAATTTTATTATATAAATTTCAAAAATAATTTAAATACATCTCCTAAATAAATTACAATCTAAAGATGGTATTAGTTGTAATTGTTGAGAAAACTGGCGTATTAAAAGAATTGAATCTAAAAGATAATAATGTTGAAAATTTGTATAAAAAAGCAGGATTTAAATCCGATAAAGGGTTTGAAGAACAAACCACATGGAAAATAAATAAAGAATGTAGCATTGTTCTTTACGGTAAATGTGATGGTCGTGCAGGACAAGAAAACAAATATGATTTTCCACCACCGGTTGATAATGCGTTGTTTTTTGGGTCTTGTGTATTAATTCATAAAAATAAATCAAAAGAAATGGCGGATCTAAATGTTCCTTTGTGGAAAGTTATTTATGAAAAACTTTTTGGAGGTTTTGAAGATATTGGAAGTGAAGACAGTGAAGAAGAGGAAGAAGCGGAGGTTGAAAATAAAACAAAACAAGGATATTCAAAAGATGATGGTTTTGTAGTAGATGATGACGAAGACGAAGACGAAGATGAAGATGACGAAGACGAAGACGAAGATGAGGATGAGGATGCTGAAGAAGAATTTGACGAAGATGACGATGATGAAGACGATGATGAAGATGATGATGACGATGATGAAGAAGAAATAAAACCACGTGTACAACCGAAACGTGCTGCTAAACGAGACAAACAAATTGATAATGTTTTTATATCAATGAATAATGCAGTTGAGGATGCTTATATGAATTGTGATAGTGAACTAAGTGAAGAAGAATATATTTAATACAAAATTGATTTAAAATTATCATTGTATGTTCATAATAATTAGAGACTATTATGAAGAAAATAACAAATTCCCAGGTTTTTAGAGAAAATATTCAAACGAAAATTTCTGGAATTTTAGACGTTCCAGATGATTCTGTTTCCATAAATCTTGAAAAAGGTGTATTTAATTATGCATTAAAAGAGGCTACAAGAAAAAAGATTGTTAAAAAATGGGAAAATCCACAATTTACTTCTATTTATATTGATCGTTTGCGATCGATTTATATGAATCTTAAAAACGATGTATTCTTGAAACAGATTCGAAGTGGGGAAATTGATTCAAAAAGTGTGGGGTTTATGACGCATCAAGAATTTAATCCAGAAAAATGGCATGTGTTGATTGAGAAAAAGATGAAACGTGATGCATCGAAATATGATGATAATATCCAAGCCTCTACAGATATGTATACGTGTAGAAAGTGTAAGTCTAAACGTTGTACTTATTATGAAATGCAAACGCGTAGTGCGGATGAACCTGCTACAATCTTTGTGACTTGTCTTGATTGTGGAAAACATTGGCGCTCGTAGAGGAAGAGTTTAGTGAATATTAGTAAAAAAATATATATAATATTTTGATGGTATTATATATATATTTTTATAGAATGGATAATGCAGATTTATATAGAATAGATGATCCAGATTTAAATTTAAAGATTGTAAAAGCAAGTTTTGCAGTAAAAATTTCTCCATTGTCTCGGACTGCTTGTGAGTTGCTTAATGATATAATACGTAAAGTAAAATTAAATGGGCCTGAAGAACGCAACGACAAACCTTTAACTAAATTGCGAAAACAAATTAATGGAAAACAATTTACTGCAATCGACCGGAATGATACAAGCACAAGAGGTATAGAAAGTGAAGACAACGCAAATTTATTAGCATTAATTATTCCAATAATGGAAGACCGTTATGATGATATTGAAATTAATTGTAATGAACTAAACATAATAAACCTTTTCGATATAACTAATTTGCAAAAAAATAGTAGTGATCAAGTAGTCGCAAAATCTTTTCCGATAAGAAAGACCGACGGTAGTACATTAACACATGCCAAACGAGATAAATTGGTTGAAAAAATTAATAATTTGTCTAGAGGAAGCGATGAAACTAATAATCAAATCTATAATCTTACTAGTACAGAAGAAGAACAAACCGCAGTACGAGATTTATTAACAAAAGCAGAATACAATAACAATGAACTTTTTATCCAAAAATTTTCAGAGTTAGGTGATTCATTTGCTCAATATTTGACTGCATTATCTCCTGGATTAACCAGTAGTGATTTAAAATTTATAACTAGACAAGGTAAAAATTTTTTATTATTCTATTTTTTGCATGTAACTAAATACTCAACCGGAATTAAATTAAAAGAAATAGCATCATCTTTAAATTTAGAATTAAATGTAGGCAAGTTAATTCAATTAAGAGAAAAACGAAAAGATTTTTCATTAGACGTAAGACAGTCTTTGGCGGTTCAACGATTTACAACATTTAATAGAAATGCTAATGGAGAAATTATAGATAAGGCTTGTTTCTTATTCCATGGTGTAGGCACAGGTAAAACATTAACCTCTTTATCTATCGCATTAACACACTTAACCGACAAACATAAGGATTTAAGAACTCCATTAAAAATATTATTAATAGCACCGGAAGGTTTATTTAGAGCTGCATTTTTAGGTGATGATGCCGCATTAATTGGTATACAAGTGTATAATATAACTCAAACATATTTAGTTCCTATCGGATCTGATGGGCATGAAAAAACTGAATATATAGAAACAGCAAAAGGTGCTCTTTCAATAAAAGAAGGGATTGAGGGTTATAGAAGATATTATATTGAATTCATTGGTTATAACTATAATGCACTTTGTTCAAAAAAGGGTGGATTAAATAAATTATTTAATAAAGAAGATAATAAAGAAGATAATAAAAAAGAATATATTGATCCAGATAGCCCAGATACAATTTTAATATGTGATGAATCACATAAACTTGTTGTTCCTTCAAATACCAAAGATACAGAACACCTTGGTTTACAATCATTGGAATCTTATAATAAAGATAATGACGGTGGTAGAGATGAATATAAAGAGAATAAACATGCAACCTATAAAAGTCTGTATACATCAGATCAACTATTAGGAGATAGTGAAACAACTCGAGGTATAGGTGGTTATTCAATAGCCAGTATGACCACAAAAGAAGAAAGACCTAAAAATATTATTCGCGAATATAGTTTTTTAAAATTTTGTATGAAAATGAATCAATGTATTTTTTTAACTGGAACACCAATACAATATACAGCAAATGATTTGGTAGATATTATTCGTTTTTTAAACTCTCGTGATCGTAATAAAAACGACACTGCTGATAGTACTCCTGATAATAATAATGTATTAAATAGGAGTAATTATGATGCATACTATGAAGAAAAAAAATATAATGCTAATGATGAACGGGTATTTAAACCTTTTAGTGGATATGATGAACGTGCAGTAAGCGACACCATTGCAGATCCATTGATTGCTAGTGGTAATATATGGAGTATATTCTATAAGATTGTAACTGGTACAAATAACCCAGGAGATTTAGATAATGCTACAATTCGTTGCTGTTTTAGTTCATTTGACTGTATGAAAATGACTACTGGTTGTTATCAAACACTAATACATGGAGGTAAAGCTGTTGTACCATTTCTTATACAAGAATTATATTCTTCTAGCGTAACGGCAGCTTTTACTCGTACTGAAGACGTAGAACCCGTAGAAGAAATGCGACGAGGAGGTGGACAATTAGGTGGAAATATTGATTTAATAAAAAAGGCTATAAACGACTTCAATAACGTTATTAACGATAGTGATTATAAAAAATATATTGCGACAAACAATGAAACACCCACGATTGAAGGATATTTAACCTATATCATTTATGAAAAAAACAAAAGTAAAATGGATAATTTTAAAAATAAATTTAATAACATATTTGAAGCATTCGCAAACGCAGCAGATAAAGATTCTAGTGTAATAAAAACAAAAAAACCTTTAAGTACAAAATTTCGTGAAATTAAAGTCAAGTTAAAAACTTTACTACTCGACATAGAATTTTATATTGAAACAAAACAAAAAGGATATGATCCAAAAGCAAAAGATACTGTACACACAACTTATATAACAGTGAAAAAAAGTTCAAAAGATTTATTTGATGCTATACAAGATTGTATTTTTCATAATCTAAATAGTGGTGATTTTAATAAAAAGGATCCATATGTTAAGTTTTTACAGGAAAGATCAAAAGTCGATAGAGAAGCAGTATATAATGAACACGTATTGAAACATCTTGAAACAGTACACAATTATGCGTGTATAAATCTATTTCAAAAAGAATTAATGCGTGAAACTACTGCTACAAAAGTTGATACAAAAGTTCCTACAAAAGTTGATACAAAAGTTCCTACAAAAGTTCCTACAAAAGTTCCTAATAGTCAAATTGTTTTAAATGTACAAACCCCTCTTGGAGAAATGAAAAAAATAAATATAGATCCAAACAGTACTGTTGGAGAATTGAGAGAACAATTAATTCAGTTTAATTTATCTGCTAATAATCTTATGTTTGTTAATAACACATTGAACGATGATAGCAAACGTTTATCAGAGTTAGGAATTAAAACTGAGAGTACTATTAAAGTTCTTATGTCACTGATAAAAACTGGAAATGTACTTTATACCAACAACCCTTATCCCGTAACAAACCGAACCGGGTTAACAGTACGTACAGGAGGTAGTAAATTAGGTAGACGAATAGTTGGTGGTTTAGATATAATTGAAATGAAAAAAGGCATCGATTTTATTATTGAATATGCGAAAAATATATTTAAAATCGCCGGATGTCTTTTAAAAAAATTTAAAGATAATTTATTTGATATTAGTTTTCCCAAAGGATTAGGAGACTATATTATTTCTTTCGCCGTTATGAATTGTGGATTATTATTTAATTTTATATTTAGCAATAGTGTAGATGAAAGAGGCGATGCAATGAGACGATTAAACGATTTTGGTTTAAATATATTTGCAGGGACAGGGTCAGGTTCACCTCTCATGACGGCTATTTTTGCTTTTAGAGATACTGGATTAATCTCAGAAGCCTTTCTGAGACCAATAAGGAATACATTATACTATTATTTTGGAGTGTATAACGGTGCGTTTTTGTTAACATTAACACCAACTATACTCTCTATAGTAAAAGGTGCTTATAAGTCAGTGTACGAATATAATATTGGAAAATTAATAAAACATTCACAAAAGTATATTTCTATTTATAATTACGATTTAAATATAGCAGCAATAAAAACATTTAATTATAATAAACAAATTTCTGATTCATTTGATACAGAAGGAAATATAAATCATTTTCCACATAAATACGTTAGTAATATAATTGTACCATATACAAAAAAGCAAACACAGGCAGTTTATGATCAAACAAAACATCGTGCATTAATAAAAAAAATACAATTGTTTAATTTTGATGGTAATGAATGTAGTGAGTTTCAGACAGAGACGATGAAAGATTTACGTAACGGTATTAATAAGTTATCTCCAAATGTGATCAGTGAATGTGGTTGTGGAATTACAGATAAAAATGAAAATGAAAATGAAAATGAAAATGAAAATCTGGTAGTGAAAGTTAAATCTCACAAAAATAACTCGACTCGTGAAGATAATCCGGATAAAATAACATTACAAACACATACCAAAGAATTGTTGAATATACCAAATAATTTTAGTATTAGCTTACTTAATAAAACAGCTATATTCAACGATCTGACTCAAATGACTAATGTGGCTAATATATTTGATAGTATAAAAACTACTGATAATAGTGTTCTTTTAACAAAACAAAAAAATCACATACCAAATTTACTAAAACAAATAAAAAATAATTTACCAAAAATAGCCAATACTACAGATGACGAAGACGAAGATATTACGATACAAAATGATTTTATAGAAACGATTAAAAAAGATGATACAAAAAAGGAACAAATGCGTTTTGAAATAATATTGAACATTATGAAATTAACACGTTGTGGTGTCGTTTTAAAACAAGGTAATTTACATTTGCATCCCCATTATTATGCTAATCCTATAAACAATTCACCAAATCCACCAACAAGCTTTAACTATCAATATTTTTTACCTATATTTTATCCAACAACAGATAATATAATGAATTCATTTATAAATTTTCTTGACACCAAGGGTTTCTATTATCTTCATATGACAGGAGAACCGAAAGATATAAATAACGTATTTAATATTGGTTCCAAAATGACGTTTCCTATAGCAAAGTTTGATGCTACTAATACAAATCCAATTTGTGTAATTATTAAACCACAGCATACAGAAGGATTTAGTTTTATTTACAATCCTATTTTATGTTGTCCTGCATTATGTAAAACTGCAGGGGATACGGAACAAGTATATGGTAGAATTTTACGAAAATATAATGAGAGAAACGACAAATTAATATATAATACAAAAAATAATGGATATAGATACGACAAACATATTTATCAGTTATTTGGTGGACAGGTTGAAGATGTTAAAAATGTAGAAACTATAAAGAGAGCATATCTTCCACAAGGTGAGAAACTTATAGCATATAGTGGTGAATTCGAATTTTTTAAGGAACCGGAACCTATATCGCCTACTATGGGACAAAGATGGAATGCAATTACTTCATACGTTTCTGATTTTTTCACCGGAGTACAACCAACGAATGATTTATTCAACAAACAAGTACGTAATTACTGGCATAGTTGGACATTTTTAGATATATTACCATTATCAGTGAGAGCAAATGCATATTTTGATGCTATATCAAAATCTTATTTATCTAAGCAAGAAAATAGACAAGATGGTGAATTGGATCGTGCTGAAACCCAACGAAATAATGATTTAATACGGGATTTAAATAATAAAACTGATTTTCCTTTGAGACCTTTTGTTAACGAAGAAAGTCAATTAATTGACTTTGCAGACGCAAGTAGTGTATCAGCAAAATATTTCGCAGAATTAGCAAAACGTTTTGAAAAAACAGTTGACACTAATAGATTAAAACCTTTTGATATATCAGTAACAGAATTGAACCCAAGTACGAAAAATTGTGATAATCCAAAGAGTGGAAATAAAAATATCTTTTTATGTTTACCAGAAGTGAAAGCGATCATATCAACGGGTGGTAAAAGACGTAATAATCGACGAAAACTATCAAAAAACAAAAATAAAAAACAGAATCTTCGCAAAACAAAAAGACGCCGAGGAAAAAAATAAGTGTATAATATATAAATATGGGTTGTGCTCTTGATTGTAAAAAATGCGCCGGAAAACCTTCCACTTCTGATAAATGGCGTTACACTTTAATCACTACTGTTATCTTTTTGATTGTTGTAAATCCTATGACTTACAAATTGACCAACAAACTTTTTAGCAAGTTTTTAGGATCCGTAGCAAGTCCCTCAAGTGGATGTCCAAGCACCATTGGTATCTTATTACATGCTGTAGTATTTACATTGTTATTACGTTACGTAATGGACTTAGATATTTAAATGCATATGCAAAGCGATATAAAAAGATTTCAATAATGTTATTTAACTAACATTATGGAAAATAAAAGTGACGAAGACAAGATGGAGCCGTGTAGACGATGTCGCAAAATGTTTTATCATTATCAATTGAAATATGATGACGAATATTTAGAAGAACCCGTTTGTCGAGATTGCGCTGGATTTCGAAATTGTGAAAAATGTACTAAAAAATTTGATATAAGACGATTGGTGATTGATAAAGACAATTACTTTGTTTGTAGGGGCTGCGAAGACAGAGAATTAAAACAATGTTGTAAATGCAGAGGAATCTTTTTAGAATATGAATTAAACTATGTTTTAAACGGAAAATATGCTTGTGATATATGCGAAGAAATAATGGAAAAGGAATTTTGGGATGAGGCAGAAGAGTACGATTTTTCATCTGATTAATTAAGGGGGCGAAGCCCCCTTATGATCCCCCATTTGAGTTACCATTTGAGTCCCTATTGTTGGGTAAGCCTCCTTAAATTCACTTAATATAAGGGGGTCGTAGGGGGATATCCCCCTATAAAATTGAAACAAACGACAATATTATAGCTATTTATAAAATAGTTTTTATAAATAATGATAAATTGCACGCAAACCGACGAAAAGTATGTTTCCCTCGCAATTGCAGAAGCAGAAAAATCAGATTTGCGTGCCCGATTAGGATGCATAGCGGTTGTATCCGGAAAGGTTGTAGCAAAAGGTTACAATCACTACAGAACATTCTCAAAAGATAAATTAATAGAAAAGACCTGTTCTTGTCATGCCGAAATAGATGTTTTACGGAAATGTTTAAAGAAAAATAAAATGAAAAAAATAGCATTATATGTAGCAAGAGTTACACATCATGGAGATTTAGTTTGTTCAGCACCCTGTAGTGAATGTGTAGATAAAATGCGTCAATTTAAGATAAAAACCCTGACTTATATAGATGAAGAGGGTGTTACTATAAAACAGAGCTTTAACGATTATGTTTCAAATTATCACACGAGTGGTTATATGGCTTTAAAGACAAATCGGATAAAGTGTATATGACCTTTTGGGAGAGGAGATCCTCTCAGTATGTTGCGGAGACCTTTATAGAATATTTTTTACAGTGATAATTCAGATACAGAATTGGCTAAACGTGCTTTATAAACGCGCGTATAAATTTTGTCGTATTTCATTAAAATAAAGTAGAAACCAAGAGGGAAAAAGAAATGCCAGACAACATGGCCATAAACTGTGTATTTATTGCAAAACAGTTCGGAAATAATCCAACTGATACCACCGAGACCTGAAAGAACTAAATATTTTATATATTCTTCTTCGTATTTATTCGCAATTGTTCTAATTAAGTACAGAGATGGAAGTAGGTATCCAGCGAATAAATAAGGAAATAAAACATCAAATTTGATCACTGTATTTCCTATCAAAAAGGCATACATGTAAAATAAGTTTATAAAATGAAACATTTTTAAGTATTGTTTATTTTTATAACGAATATTTAAAAGTCCTACAATACCAAAATAGTTTGCGAAGATCATAGATATTTCATCGGCTTGTTTACCGATCCAAGAAAGATAATAATGATAATAAAAACTAGCAAATCCATTGAAAAATAGGGCATAGGCAACATTCGCAAAAGCTTCATTTTCAGGAAATCCCATTACAAGAGGTACTGTTGTGATAAAAAGAGAGGTATATGCATTATACATTTCTGGTCCTTTATCATTTTGTAAACGAGATTCGCAAAAATTATGCTTAAATTCAACGACATCGGTAGTGTTGCATTGTATAGTTGGTTGTGTTGTTATATTATTGGATACGGCAGAAAAAAAAAGGAGTGGTAATAAAAATAATAATTTTGTATATAACATATTTGGTATATGTTATATATTTATTTTTTATTTAAATGATTAACATTTATTATCCCATGTTTCCATAATCACACCATTTGCATAAATACCATAACGACGTTGTTCGCCTTTTAATGCTAAGTGATAAATTGTATATTCCTTTACATCAGTTTCAGGAATAAATTGATTACAATAAGCAGCTGTTAACAAACATTTATCATCAATCATACTCTTCGCAGGTCTTGTACGGCTTGTAGAGGTAATATGTGTTGAAAGATCATTTAATAAAATACCGTGTCTTCCAGTTACAAGTAAATCATCGATCATATCTCCTTTTTGTATCATTCTAAACATACTGTGTTTATAATCACCACCCATGTTAAACAATTGTGTAGATGTTTTTATTTTTTGAATGGCTTTATATCCGTGTTTGTAAGTTTTAACCAAATCGCCTTCTTTTAATTTACAGATAGAAACATATTTATCACTATCTCCAACTTTACATAAAATCTTCGTTGATTTATCAAAGCACGGGATTTCTTGTGATCCAAAAACCGCTTCCTTTTTATTGGAAAAGTAAACAAGATTAGTATCTTCGTTTAATGTATTTTTAAACTGATTTCCAACACTTCGTTTAATAACAATAATTCTGTCTGTAGGTATCGATTCACTTGAATTATCCATATTAAAAGGGCCTTTATCGTGTGAAACACCACATAAGCATACACCTCTTTTTCTATCATTAATAATAGCTCCTGTTGTATAATTTTTATCAATGGTAAAAACATCGAATCCTTTTAATTCTGCATAACTAGCGGCTATTTTTTTGGCTTCATAAGCATTCGCTGTATCTAAACGAGTATCACGAACAATTGTTCCTTGTACCCAATCAATTGTTGCTCCTGTATTATTTTCAACAACAGGTGTTTCGGTATGATTCCAGAAATTTTTAAATTCTTCTGGATTAAAATTGCTACCACTGTTTGTTAAGATCAATTGATCAAGGACATCACCATCGGTATTTTGATAATCTTGTCTAAATACGGTTGTTAAATTATATAATCGGGTAATTGTGAAATCTAATGTAAATTCAGAACTAACTGTACCATCGGAAACAGATAAAACGATAGAATCACTTCCAATAATATTTTTATTTACTGTATAAGTTAACATAGAACCATTAATTAATGCATTACCATATATTGGAGTTGTAACAACTGAATAAACCAATGTATCATTATCAATATCATTTACATAGTCTGATAATTCGATTTCAGTAACAGAGTCTTCTTTTACAGTCAAAGATCCGCTATTTGCTACAGGAGAATCATTAATAGGTACTATTGTAATATTAATAGTAAATGTGATATCTAATTCACCATCACTAGCACGAATACCAATACTATCATTACCATTTACATTTAGATCAGGTGTATAAGTTAAAATATTATTGTTTAATACAGCAGAACCTGATTCTGGATTTTCAACAATACTATAAGTTAATGGCGTATTTTCAACATCAGAAACATAATTATTTAAATTCATAGTTTTTACCTGGTCTTCATTTGTTGAAACAGTAACATCATTGGCGACTGGTCTATCATTTACAGGAACAATTGTTGCTACCAATGTAAAAGATGTATTTGAAGAACCATCACTAGCAGTAATACCTACATTTTCAGTACCACTAACATTCTGTTTTGGTGTATATCTCAAAATATTCTGTGTTATTGTAACAGTACCTAATGTAAGCGTATTATTTAAAGTATAGTTTAATGTACTTGTATCAATATCATTTGTATATATATTTAAATTAATACTTTTTGTAATATCTTCATTTGTAGTAAAAGCACCATTTGAAGAAGTTGGAGCATCATTAACAGATCTCACTGTAACTGAAATAGTAAAATTAGCACTTAAGTTATTATTATCAGTAGCACGAATTGTTATACTATCACTACCACTAACATTACTGTTAGGAGAATAAGTCAATAAATAACCATTAAGACTTGCTGTTCCTATTGTAGGATTTGTTATTATAGCATAAGATAATGCAAAACCCTCAGGATCACTTGCATATGCATTTAAACTAACGGTTTTATTTACATCTTCATTTGTACTAATAGAAACATTTGATACAGTTGGTGGTTGATTTGCTGCAGTATCGGCAATATCAAATTCTTTTATCATATTACTGTGTTCTGTGCAATAGTATACCAAAGGTACTTGTAAGTCATTAGGAATAATAAAAGACAACCTTTCACCATTTACAATAGAATTAACATTGTTTACAGGATTACTAGTTCCTGTACTATCAAAAACGATATCACTGGTGTTTTGTTTGTAACCTGTTCCAATATTAAATGGATGTCCACTATCTGTACGTTCAAAAATATAGGCTTTACCCTTTTCTAATGTAAGATCTTGCGATGCACTATTAAGAGAAGTACCATTTGGAGTAGTACTAAAAATATAATAAGGATCAGTAAATGATCCTGATGGATTTAAACGAACATAATACGTAGTAGCATTCAATACTTGTGGAATGGAAACTCCATTATAACTATCACCTTTAAAATAATTTACATATTTATATCCAGCATCTTGTAAAAATCCTATTGTTATAGCACTAAAGGCAAGAGAACCATTAGCATAAGGCGTCATTAATTCTCCATCTAATCCAGGATGTGTAATTCCATTAATTACACGTGAGCCACCATAACCTTCTTCCCAATGATAATTGATATATATTGATTCATCTTGTCCATTTACAGTAACAGTACTTGGGCCGTCCATATCTTCAATTGGAACACCAACACAATTAGTATTATTAAAATAACGACGATAGTAACGCGTCGCATTTTGACCATTCCAGTATATTTTTCTACGATTATCATTTGTGTCAATATAAGTAGCAACAGGAGCTTCTTCAGTATTATCAATGACGATACCTACTAAAAACATAATATGACCAATTTCATGAATAACAATACTAGTATATTCACTTTCTGTACTTGCTTGATTAACTAATTGTCCATCTGAGCGTGTTTGAATGTTAATAGTAACCTCACCACTTGTAACAAACGATTTACTTCTCTCAGGAATACCATTACCATTCTCATCTACAGGAGCCCAAGTTCTTGGTCCAGCATAAGCCAACGTTCCAGTATTTGGGTTTCCTTGATTATCGGTCATTCTTTCAAATCCAACATTTACGCTGATTTTTTGTGTCCCTGAAAGCATATTATCATTAATTATTGATTCCCAATAATCAAAAGCATTTTTAATACAACGAAGATCACGTGCATCTGCATTATATCCAGTTGTGTTATTTACTGTCCAGGAGTAGCATGTATTTGAACCGCTCATCTTATATATATTCAAATATTATATTTATAAACGCAGAAAATATAATATTTATCATGAAAGGGTTTAAATCGTATATAATTTATATTAGCATACATTATTAATGTCTGAAAAAGAAGAAGTATCTAAATTTACTGAAGAATTTCGTTCTTCAATTACTGATTTTGCTAAAGATTTAGTGACTACTTTTCCCGAATACACAAATTTTTTAGAAAAATGGACACAGGCCGAAACAACCGATGTAGAATTTCAAAAATTGTTTGAATATTGCTTAAAAGTGTATCCTGAACGCTTTTTTGATATTTTAAACCAAGATGTTTCTCTTTTTTCTGAAGAAAGTACATTAAATGTTTCCTTTTTCCCTGGTCTAAATTTCAAAACGATTTACAATTGTGAAGGTGTTAGTGATAAAACGCGTGAAACTATTTGGAAATATTTGCAAGTAATTTTACTTATTTTAGTAAAATCAATGCAAGACAAGATGAACTTTGGTGAAGCAATGGATATTTTTAATAAAATCGATGTTTCAGAACTTCAGGGACAATTAGAAAACGCAATGAGTAATATTTCTAAATTTTTTGAGGATTTTGAAACTGAAGAAACACAAGAAACCACTTCTAATACCGAAGAGACGACTGATAGTAATGAACCTAAAAGCACATCACAAGAACAACCAAGAAAACGTAATATACCGAACATGGATGATATCCGTGATAATTTACAGTTTTTATTTAATGGAAAAATAGGAAAATTGGCCAAAGAATTAGCCGATGATATGGGAAATGATTTAGCCGCATCATTTGGTGGAGGTTTAGACAATGTAAATTCTACGGCCGACGTTTTATCTGCTTTGATGAAAAACCCAGAAAAAATGGGAAACGTAGTGAAAACCGTAAAAGATAAATTAGCCAATAAAATGGAGTCTGGTGATATTACAAAAGATGAGTTAGTCAAAGAAGCATCCGAAATGATGACCAAGATGCAGGGATTAGGTGAAAACTTAGGTGGAATGGGAGGAATGGGTGATTTATTTAAAGATATGGCTAAATCGATGGGTATGAATATACCAAAAGGTGCACGATTAAATACAGGTGCAATGAAAGAAGCCGAAAAACGTGCATCATTAAAGGAACGCCTAAAAGCTCGTGCGCTAGCAAAAAAACAAGAAGAAGTAGTAAAACAATTAGAAGCTGAAGCAGTTCGTATTCAACGTGAAAAGGAATATCAACAATTTTTGGAAGAAAATCCTGATTTTGAAAAAAGCATTTTTTCTTTGGATGGAGATAAACAAGAAAAATCGGCAGTTAGAGATCCTAATGTATTATCTGCTAGTCAAAAAAAACGAATGAAGAAGAAAGCTCGTAAAGAACGTGAATCCGCTAAAAAGGAGCAGCCGAAAGAGGCTTGTTAAACAGTAATTTTGTATAAATAAATAGTATCCTAGTTATTTATAGAAAGATGTTTAAAATATCGAAATATGTAAATATACCTGTTTTTATTTTAAGTTTTGCGATTGGATTGTTAGTCGTTTACATGACTGCAGAAGATAATCGTATCATTCATATTTATCCAACTCCAGAAAATCAAGAGCTATTATTATATCGTGATAAAGCGCATCAATGTTTTACTTTTGAGAACAAAGAAGTACCTTGTCCTAAAAATCCTTTAGATATTTCTAAAATACCTGTACAGGGGTAAGTTTAGGAATTGATCTATTCTTATAAATTCTGGTAAGTGTAAAAATGCAAGGTATATATATAAAATGAATTTCAAACGTCTATTACATTCTTCTTTAGGAAAAATTATAATATCAATTTTAATCGGATTAGGATTGGCTACTTTGTTTAGAAAAGTATGTAATGATAAAAATTGTCTAACATTTAAAGGACCTATTTTAGGTGATATTGATGGAAAAATATACAAGCATGGTGAAAAATGTTTTAGTTACAGCGCTGTTTCTACTCAATGTGATAAAAATAAACAAACAATTGATATTTCTTAAGGGAACCAAGGTTCCCTTAAAAATCCTCCTTAATAGTTCTAAAAAACAAATAAGGGGGATCATAAGGGGGAGTTATCCCCCTTAAAAAAATGCGATTAATAATATTACATTTAATATGCAATATTATATAGTTTCAATGTCTACTTCTACCACTATGATAGCTGAATTACCGGAAACAAACGGTATTTCTGCACCTGTGAATATTCAACAACCAACCTCTCAAATTCCTCAGATGCCTCAACAAAATCAAATCTCCACACAACAAATTAGTAATGAATTTTATGGTCATATTTCTGCACAACCCCAATTTCCACAACAACAACAACAGCCATCTATTACAGGTGATGATAATTTAAATTACAAACCAATCAATGTACATCCAAATCCTTATGGTACACCTCAAATTACACCAGATGGCGTTCCGATGCCGGAACCTTCTCCCCAACGAAACCAACAACCAGTTTCTCAACAAAATTATACGGTAGATAGTATGCCGCAACAAACATTACCATCAAGAGATATTCCACAAAATACAATGGAATATCAACATGATGAACAGATACAGGCAAATCACATTCCAAGCGTAAAACTAACTTCTGATTATATAAAAGATTATGAAAAGGCAAATAGTGAAGAATTGCGTATGCATCGAGAAAAAAAATACAGACAAGAAACAGCACAAGAAAAGATAAGTGAGTTTCAAATACCAATATTAGTAGCAATTATGTATTTTATTTTTCAAATTCCTATTATAAACACGTGGATGAGAAAATACCTTGCTTTTGCGAATTTACATACAGAAGATGGTAATTTCAGAGTATCGGGATTAATATTCAAGAGTGTATTATTCGGTGCATTGTATTATCTAATGCAATCTGTCTGGATAAGATTAAGTAATATTTAATATATCAATTCTTTTAAATTTTCTTTAAAATCATCTTCTTTTGTAAGAACGTGTAACTTATTTAGTTTACGTAAACTAGTAAAGCCATCATCAATTAATATATTAATTGTAACGTCATCATCTTCATCTTTGTATAATTTATAACGAAAACGAAGATTGTCCATAATATAAGCGCCCATATTCCTTTTTTTACGATTTTTTTTTATTTTATTAATATTAAAATCTTCTCGTCGTGTAAGATTACCATCATTCCATTTTCCAATAGAATATCCCAAATCATTGCATACTCTTATTTTCGCTCTATATAAAGCGAGAACAGTTCTTTTATTGTATGTATTCATTTTTTATAGTTTATTATTTAAAATATAAATTATAAAAAATTCAATTTTATTTATACAGCTGGAAATTTGTAATGCGACCCCTTTTGGTCGTCATTGCAAATTCCATAGCGGTATTTGACCTTAGAACAATAAAAATGGTACATTTTGATTGTCCTACGATTTAAAACGTGCTAATAATCCTCTAATCCCTTTCGCTTCTTTTTCAGGCGTTTTTTTCTTTGTTTTATTTTTCTTGGACTTTTTCGATTCTTTTTTTGTTTTTTCTTCTCCAGGTGAATATTTTAAAAAGAATGTTTCAAATTCTTTTGAATTTCTATCTTTTTTGAGTTCTAAAAACTTGGTCGTTTTTTTAGCACGAATGTTTTCCATTGTTTCTTGATGTCCAATACACTTTGGTCCAAAACGTTTTAATACGCCATTTTGTGAAAGACGATTACGTTGTTCTAATTCAAACAAGTATCTTGCCATGCATAAAATACGATCATAAAAGTAGTATTCGGTGTTTACAAATAAAAACGCAAGATAAAAACTCATAATCGTATCAATGGAAGCCACATTAATTTCCGAATTTTTAATTTGAATAGTATTATAATTATGACAAGCAATTGGCGCATAGATAAAACCTAGAATCTCGTTTTTATAGCGAATTTCAACATGCTTAGGTATAATTTCACCGATTTGTTTGTGATGAATCATCTTAATATTTTTAATTCCAGCATCATTTAAACGTTCTACAATAACTGTAGCACACTCTTCTGGTTTTTCGTGTAAAACATCGAAATCAGGTATTTTTTCCACAAATGATTTTCCTTTCTTGGACATTTGTCTAGAATATAAACTAGCAGCATATCCTCCAAAGAATACAACACCTTGATCGATAAAGGTATCGCGCATAATTGTATAGATGTTTTCAGATTCGCTTGAATCTTCCATTCTTCTAAGAAAATCAACCTTAGAACAGTCGTAGTTAACTTTCATTGGATGATGTTTGTTTAAAAGATTCAGTCTTTTTAATACTTTTTCCCATCGACTTATATCACCTGCGGGTCTTGATAATTCTAAATACATACCCATACGTAAAAAGTTAGCGGGAACGTATTTAATTCCAGAAACAGAGATTGCTTCCTTGGACAATGAATCAAATAACTCTTTATGAAGAGAAGTAATATCGGCCATAGGAATAAAATTTACAAAAACTTTAAACGTACCTTCGTGAACACCCGATTTTGCTTCTACATGTTCGTATCCAGCCGCATGATAGATATCAGCTAACTCTTTTGCGTGGGTCAAAGCATCGTGAGAATAAAAATCATAATCAGGAACTTCATATTCTTTATTATAGAATTGTGCGTATTTGGGTAAAATATTATTGATTGCAGTCCCGCCATAACACAATAATTTTTTCTTTTTTAAAAATTCTTCTACGATTTCAATCATTTGTTTTATCTCATCACTACTAGCTATTTTTTGTCCAGCTAATTTTTCATTTGTATCGACAGCTTGACGTAAAATAGCCAATTCACATTCTTGAAAGGTCATTTTATCAGAACATTCACTTGGACGATATTTTTGTTTTCTAGATTTTTTTGTTTTACTCATTTATATTATATATGGAAAAAGTTATATAATATAATAATTATTCGTATTGATGAATAATGGTTTCTAATCTTACGTAAGCACTACGATTTGTTTTAAAAATATCTTCATAACCTCTTAAATTAGAATCTTTTACATAAAATGCTTGTGCAACTGCTTGTGTTCCATAATTTTTAATTAAATACATAGCGTCAGAATTGTTGGATTTATTAAAAAATCCAAGATCGGGGAAAACAATCCTAAATAGATAAACGGACGGATCAGGTGGATTAATGGGTTGAAAAGTTAATTCTCGTTGTTGGTATGTTCGAATACTTTGACTATTGCTTTCCATATTTACTTGATCTGCTAAACTATAGCATTCTACCTGATCTGGAGAGCACGTTGAATAATTTTGATAACCTGGTGAAGAATGCTTATCTACCATTACCACAACTTTACCTAACATTGTTGTTAATTGTGAGTCGAGTGTTAAAGGTACTGCTTTACCTGAACCATCTACTATCATCTTTTGTCCAAGACCGCTTTTAATTAATTTCGCAATTTTGGTGTATCCATTTGGATCAAGTGTTTTTATACGTAAGTGTACAAATAGAGGATCTTTTGGATTAGGTGATGTATCTGAGAATGCATTCGACATAATAGTTGAGAAAGCACCTACTAAAGAAACAGCTGGATACTCAGAAGTAAATGTTTCTAAAGATTGTCTGTTGGTAGAATAGGCAACAATCGGAATTCCGTTTTTAATATAGACTTCAAAGTCCAAGAAACGACAACCACGTGAAAGTAGGTATTTGATCATATTTAAATTCATAAATTTTCCAGTATAGGCGCTATTTGATGATGCCTTAATACAATAATGACGAATAGCATTATCATTTGAAGCATCAAAACCTGCATTTAAAATGCCCGAACCGTTTAAAGAATCTTCGACACTATTTAATTCGGCTCTTTGTGCAGAATTAGGAGTGTCGTTAAATGCCGGTGGAGCTGTGGAAGGTTTAGTATCTCTTCCATCCATAATTGTTTTGTAAATATAATAACCAGTAATGATTAAAAGGCCAATAATCAAAATATAGTCTATCATACTTTTAAGTAATTCATTATCGAAAAATCCAGCCATAGTGATATATAAAAAGCAGATAAAGTAATTAAAGAAACAAAAAATATAGATAGTTATTATATATTATAATTAAAAATGCCTGGTGGTCTATTAAATATAATTTCTGTAGGCAATGCGAATTTGATTTTAACAGGAAATCCAAGTAAAACTTTTTTTAAAGTAACATATTCAAAATACACCAATTTTGGATTGCAAAAATTTCGTCTAGATTATGATGGATTACGTGAATTAAGACTTACAGAATCTTCTAAATTTACTTTTAAGATAAAACGATATGCTGATCTCTTAATGGATACATATATTGTAGTAAATTTACCCGATATATGGAGTCCTGTATGGCCTGCTAGTTCAAAAACAAACAACACTGTATCTCCCTATGAATTTAAATGGATTGAAAATTTAGGTGCACAAATGGTGGAAGAAATTGAAATTATTTGTGGTTCACAGACAATACAACGATATTCTGGTCAATATTTACATTCCATGGTACAGCGAGATTTTACAGAGGAAAAAAAACATTTATTCAATAAAATGAGTGGAAATACACCCGATTTAAATAATCCATCAAATGATCCTTATCGTGTTTTTACCTCTCCCTATCAACCCAATAAATATCCAAATGCAGTTTATACGACAAATGCATCCGGTGCAGAACCATCTATACGTGGAAGAACAATTTACATACCGTTAAATACTTGGTTTACATTAGATAGTCGTTGTGCATTTCCATTAGTAGCTTTACAATATCAAGAATTGACTATTAATGTTACATTAAGACCCATGCAACAATTATTTCAGGTACGTGATGTATTTAACCATACTGATAATTTTCCTTACATTGGAATACGTCCAGGAGAGGATCAATTTCAAATGTATCGGTTTTTACAAACACCTCCTTCACAAGATATTTCATCAAGTAATTATCAAAACAAGACTAATTCGTGGGATGCGGATGTCCACTTATTATCTACTTATTGCTTTTTATCAGAAGAAGAAAAAACAACATTCGCAGCGCAAGATCAAGCTTATCTTATTAAAGAAATACACGAATACGATTTCTTGAACGTTGTTGGGTCACAACGTGTAAAATTGCAATCTATTTCGGGTATGGTTTCTGGATGGATGTGGTTTTTCTCTAGAAATGATGCCTTTTTAAGAAACGAATGGACAAATTATACAAATTGGGCTTATAAAAATAATATTCCATCAAACATATCATTAGATACTTCATTAAATGTTTATAAAAGTGGTGATTTTAGTCCATATAATAGAAGACATATTTTAGAAACCTTAGGAATTGTTTTTGGTGGTGATTATCGTGAAGTATCTATGCCTCACGGTATTTATGATTATATTGAAAAATATACAAAAACTCAAGGATTTGCAGAAGAGGGTTTGTATTGTTATAACTTTTCTTTAAACACAAGCCCTTTTGAGTACCAGCCTTCGGGTGCAGTTAATACAGGGCGATTTAAAACAATTGAATTAGATTTCACTACATACAAACCGCCGATTGATGTAGACGGGTCTACCGTTAATATAGAATGCGATGATAACGGTGTTCCTGTAGAGGTTAGTTCTAAACCAGCTTGGGCTTTATATGTATATAATTATAATTTACACGTAATGGAAGAACGATATAATATTGTCTCATTTGTAAATGGTAATTGTGGATTAATGTATGCTAGATAAATAGTTGGGTTATTTATCATATCCTATTATATACAAATTATATAATAGAATATGAGTAAATGGAATAAAAATTGGTCAAATGAAAAAAATACACGAGAATTAAAACTGGCCGAAACAGAAACGATAAATGGCGAAATTCAAGTGATTAAACAAAAAATGCGAACTATACGAAAAAAACGAGAAAATCCAAAAAATATACCTTTATTTGAAGATATTTATGAACGTCCACAACCATCTATTATTGAAGGTATGCAAGGAAATGATTTAGAAAATACTTCAAATGATGAAGGTTCCGGTTCTAAAAATACAGACAACGATCTTGGAGAACAATTAATGAATTTATCAAATCAAACCGGCAAGGGTACTGAAAAAACTGCGAAAGATGCGAATGACTCTGAAGTAGGACAATCGATACGTGAGGAAGTAAAAGAAACCACGCAAAAAATAGGAAGGAGATGGACAAACGCCATGAATTCAAAAAATTTCACGGATCCTATAGCCAATTTAGAAAATAATTTAAGCACAAGTATAGATAATTTAAGTAATTTACAAAATCTAGCTGATTTAGGTACTTCATTAAAAGACATTGATGTGGTAAATGCCGATGAATTTGCTAGTACAGCAGATAATATTAAAGATACATTTAAAATTGATAAAAAAGGAATTGATAAAGTGATGAATGAAGTAACTGGATCTATGAAATCACTCTCTATAGTTTTTTCCGGTATATTTGCTCTCTTAGCACAAAGAGTACAGCAATTTAAAATTTATATTCAACTGTTTATTTTACGTATTAATAGATATATTGATGAAACATTAACGAAAATAGCAAATGCATTAACACAAAATACTGCTACAGAAAAAGAGATTGAAATATTTAAAGATCAAGCACAAAAATTTACAACAATGATGTTGGTATGGTATTTTGTTTATAACTGGTACTATATAATATTTTTTATTGAAAAGGAAGATGGTATTTTGTATGAATTCGACACAAATAAATTGAAGAGTTATAATACCTATCTTTATGGAGCATTTGGACCTGCTTGTAGAGTATTAGAATCATTTAATTGGACTATTTTGAAATTGGGTATATTGAAAAAATATATACCAACGCCGATTATTATGATTATAATGTTTTTTGTTTTTTATATTTTAGTAAGTAGTAATTTTCAGAGTTCCATATTAATCAATTTGTTTAACGCTATGCGAGGAAAATTCTCAATGTCTATCTTATCTCTTATATCTATTTTTATTGTTACACGTTACAGTATTGGTTGGTTTTTTGGTTCACAAACAAAAGGAGATATCGAAATGGCTACAATGGTCAGTAAACAGCAAACTATTTTTTCGATCTGTTTCTTTTTAGTTCTTTTTTGTGTAAGCTTACTTTGCTATACTATGTGGACCATTACTGTAAACATACCATTAGCAATGTTTTTTATCTCTGCTTATTTGTCTCTCTATACATTCTTTGGAGTAATCTTTTATGAAGGAGTTAATGCAGGAATGATTATAACTGGTATTACAAATTCGATTGATATAATTGAACCAGATTTAACTGTTGATGGTTGTGCTCCTCAAGATGTTCGTATGGGAACATGGGTATGGTGGAAAGGATTAATACCAAGATTTATTAATTTTTTAAAAGGGATTGTTAATTTTGCTTCTATCAATATGTTTGAAATATTAATATTTTTAATGTTATTGGGTGGAATTGGATTATATAAAAAAGAATGGAGTAGTGCGATTGAAGGAAAAGTGGGAATGGGTAACAATGATGGTGGATTAATGTCTCCAAATGGGTTGAAAAATATATTTAAACAACTGTTTGTTTGGTTGGTGATTATTAATATTTTATTGATCTTAATATTGGGTAAATTTTTATATGATAAATATATTTTGATGAGGGAAATGGGTCAAAGTAGTGGAAAAAAAGGAAAGAGCATTGAAGCAGATCAAACAACTCGCTCTTTACTAGCATCCAAAAATCCTACAATGTATTCTTCTGAAACAAAATTAAATAGAAGTGCTTTGGATAGAATGGATAAGATAAACAAAGACCGTTTAGATAAAGAGAATGAAGAAACAGACCAAGAAGAAAGTCAACGAGAGAATCAAAATGAGAGCAAAGAAGAAAGTCAACCAGAGAATCAAAATGAGAGCAAAGAAGAAAGTCAACCAGAGAATCAAAATGAGAGCAAAGAAGAAAGTCAACCAGAGAATCAAAATGAGAGCAAAGAAGAAAGTCAACAAGAGAATCAAAATGAGAGCAAAGAAGAAAGTCAAAAAGCTGAAGAAAAATCGGATGAAAAATAATGAAAATAAGACAATATTAGTAAAATAAAAAAACGGGAAAATGTGAATAAGGTTAAATTTTTTAGGAATATCGAACCTATAATTAATATTTTTGACTTTTAGTAAATATATATATTATATATAGTTATGAGTTTGACTTTTAACTACAATTCCCCAAATCAAGGAGAAGCAACTGTTACTGGACATACAGATAGGAATAATGTTGCTATTGTTGTTATTCCTTCTACAGTAGAAAATGACGGAACTACATACAACGTCACGAGTATTGGTACTAGTGCATTTGCATATTGCAATGCATTGCAGTCTGTGACTATAGGTGATAGCGTCACGAGTATTGGTAATGAAGCATTTTTGGGTTGCAGTGCATTGCAGTCTGTGACTATAGGCAATAGCGTCCAGACTATTGGTGATAATGCATTTGCAGTTTGCAGTGCATTGCAGTCCGTGACTATAGGTGATAGCGTCACGAGTATTGGTAATTTTGCATTTGGATATTCAGGGTTAGAAACAGTATATTTAACGAGTAATAATAGTTTAGGTTATACTGAAACAACTAATAATGTTAGTTTTTATGGTGCTACTGTTACAGTAGTTGTTACAGTAGTAGTAATTGGACCAATACAATTTGATCTAGATAATGTTGCGGGATATATGAATGTTTTCGATTTAAACAATGATGGAACAAAAGGAGGATATATATTTGGAGGTGCATGGGGAGTGCCGGACTTACAATATACACAAACCGACGGTCTTATTACAATGAAGCCAAATGTAAACACGTATAATGATAATCCAAATGATTCTTATTGGAGAAATAATAACGGGGCTGGTCCTGACGGTAATAAATTTATGGAGGCTAGTGCTTTTAATAATAGTGATTCTATAAGTTCTCTTCCAAACAAGGAATTTAATTGCTATGTACAAGATAACACTTTAAATGATCGTTATACATTTGAAATGTATGTAATGTTATTTAATAGTGATTACAGCAGTACTATTTCCGAAAAATCAGTAGATATAAATTCTACTGGTAAATATACTCTTACCTTGGATGATAGTTTTGACAATGAAAATGGCGTTAATTTACAATATGGTTTTAGAATGAAGGGAATAAATGCTAATCCAGAAACAGATTGGGGATCAGTAAAATTATTCACCACTCCTCCTCCTCCTACAAATAACCCACCACAATTTGATAGTGATGCCCCTACTACTGCTACTGAAGATGTATCATATACATATACTCCTCAAGTTAGTGATCCTGATGGTGATAGTTTAACAATTACTGCCGATACACTTCCAGGCTGGTTAACTTTTGATGGTACTACACTTAGTGGTACACCTACTCAAGCTGTTTTAGATGCTGATGGTACGTCTCATCTAGTCAAATTAGTTGTTAGTGACGGTAGTGATTCTGTAGAACAAGAATTCACAATAACAATAA